CCCAGGACAGGTTCGCCCCGTACAGGGTCGCCCCGGACAGGTCCGCCCCGGACAGGTCCGCCCCGGACAGGTCCGCCCAAGACAGGTCCGCACGCACTCCTCCGTGTTCGTTATTCAGCCACAGGGCATGCAGCCGAAGCACTTTATTGAGGTCCATGAGCCTTAAGGTCCGAATTGTCCATGACGTGAACTCCTTTCTGAAATTCAGAAACTTCTGTCAATCCCTGGCGTGTATGAGGTCCTGGAAGTCATTGTGTCTTGCAAGCTCTCCCAACTCGACCTCCAGCTCCCGGAACTTGGCCTTGTAGTAGGCCAGATCGCTGGTGAGGTCTGCAACCCTGAGTTCGAGGTCACAGACCTCCCTTGCACGCTGCATCAGCAGGCGCTCCAAGTGGGTTTCATTCATATGCGGACTCCACGAATTTCCAGACTTCGGGGATGAATTGTAGGACCCGTCCCAGCACCACGTCTGGATACAAGTTGTGATACGTTTCTCCTTCATGGGTGAGGGACCACCGCAGGCCGTCGTATTCCAGGTCGAATACGATCGAAGTGGCCACCTTCACAGGACGTTTTTCCGTCCTGGCGACCCCTGTCGCCCGTTGACACGCCTCTTTGTTGGCCAGTGGGCCAAGCAGGGTCAGATAGGACTCCTCTATCGACCATCCACCGGTGGGATGCTTGGCCACCCAGCCCCATGACATGCAGTCCGACTTGGGGTGGTACTCTATGTCGAATTCCACAGATACATCGAAGTGTCTCTTGATCACTGTAGCCGTCCGTTTTCTAAAGGTTGGAATTGTCCCCTCTGGCCTCTTCTAGGACACAGTCCACCAGATCGTCCGAATCCATCAATCCCCAATGCTCATGGCTTCCATCCGGCCGGTCGATGTTGACTGCCACGTATCGGTATACGGGCAGAGCATTGAACTCATGGTCATCCGCCCTGGAGATAGTCACCTTATTTCCATTGGAGAAGGTGATTTCGATCCCGGTTTCGGTATTCTTGAACATACTGTCTCTCCTTCAAGAGTTAAGCCATCCCCAGATGGCCATGGTGATTTTCCACGCCTCTCTCCCGGATACCCAAAACAGGCACCCGATCATGACTCCAGGGTATTGCCTTCTTTCTGAATTTCAGAAACTGTCTTCGGGGATGACTTTCCCGAAGTAGAAATCGAGGAGACACCAGTCCTCGGTCTCGTCCACGGGGACCAGAGTGTCTCTCGACCCCCGGAATTGGGCGTCCCGGAATGCCTTCCAGGACCGAGACCGGGCCCGCTGGACGTCATTCCAGGCATTGGGTACCCGGTTGATCCCATGCCTGACCTTCGGCTGGAACATCTCATCCCCCTCCAGGCTCCGATACCACTGTCTGGTTCCCCTCGGCCTACGCATCACCACATCTCCTTGATTCTGAATTTCAGAAAATCTCTCCGGGAGAGATTACGACACGTATGCCAAACCCAACTGCCTGGCGATCTGTCGCTTAGCTCCCCTCGTCAAAGATGTGTTGCGAAGCTGAGCACGAAGCTCCGACTCCCGAATTGCCCCGTAGTTAACAGGGACCGGCTTCCCGAAGACCCTGAACATTGGGTTCGGGATGCCCCTGGGTGAAGACCCCCAATCAATTCTCATCGTCGTCCTCCATCAACCGAGGGAGTTCGATGATCAGAAACATGCCGCCCAGGATAGCCCCGATCATGGACCCGAGGATCCACAATGGCCGGAGCATGGGATTCCAGGGCCAGATACCCAGGGCCCCCTCGAAGGCGGCTCCCAGGAACAGGGAGATCAATGCCCCGATCCCCACGGCTCGGGTGAGTCCAGAGAGTTTCATGTATCAACCTTCTTTCTGAATTTCAGAAATTCCTCACCAGTCCCATGCATCCTATCGGCCGACCCTTCTCGTCCCGAATTAACTCTCCGGGAGAGAACACATCCCCCCGGTTGGGGACCGCCAGTCTCACCTGGGTGGACACCACCCACCCCACCCCCTCCTTGGGCTCGGGAAGGAATTCCACCTCCCCCACCCTCTGGGTGAAGATGTCCACCGTCGTCCCAGTCGGAAACTCGACTAAGATGTTCTCCGTCTCCACCCGAGCCTCGACTCCCGAGGGAACCAACACCATCCGGCCCCGCTGGGAGTGAACCACAATCTCATGCTTCGTCAGGTTCACGAATTCCATAAGTCCTCCTATTTCAAATCCCGACCATCCCGATCAAGATTCCAAGGTTTGGAATAACTACCCATCACCCACGATACCCAGAGGGTTAGGGTAATAATTATTCGAGAACTTCGGAGATTCGGGGAATTAGTTTAATCCCCTGATGAATACCCCAAGGTAACGCAGGGAGGGCCCAAACTTCGAGCCCCCCCATTCTGACTGCTCGGTCAGAAGTTGACCAGGACACCCACGGCGTTCGGGTGGGCCTGGCGGTACTTCGCCCGGCTCGCCGCCCTCTTGGCCAACTTGGCCACCCGAGCCTTCTGCTCCTCTACCCGAGCCCTCTGCCTCGCCTCGAAGTCCGCCAACATCATGCTACGCAGCTGGGACAGCTTCCCATTGGCGTCCATCATTCAACCCTCCACTTATTCTGAAATTCAGAATCTTGGCGTTCCCAAGTCCTTGAATTCCAGAGGTTTCCGACTTCCCCCCGGAGGGGGATTCACCCAGGAACCACCTGGGATCATCAGGCCGGTTAGAGGATCGAGGAATCAGGGAGGTTCGGCACCCCGAGAGCATACAGGGTATTCTGGCTCCTGGCGATCATGCAACCAGGAGTCTGATCACCGAATTCCATGGCGACCAGGGGACTGGTGATTGCCCGGTGACCATCCGGGAGCCGGGGGTGGTCGTAAACGATCCCCTCCAGGCAGATCCCATGGTCCGGAAAGTTGATCGTGGACCACTTTTCCATCAATGCGATGACCATGGTAAGCCCTCTTTCTGAATTTCAGAATTACGGTCCAAGTGTATATTTCGGCTCCCCGACTATCGGGGGTCCGTGGAGCAAGTGAATATTGATGCCCGAAAACCGGGGGGTTTATCGGACGAGTGGATAGGAAATGCACAGATGACGTATAATTGGGGGTTTTTGCCCCCAACCGAAGTGTATATTCCCCTTTCCTCCCGAATCGTCCTTCCTGAACCCCTTGGAACCTGGACTGGGACCACCGAAAAAGTGGATATTTCGATGTTCCACAGTCGTTTCTGCATATTGCCCGATCTTGAACCCCCGAATTGTCGACCTTCGACGGCCCGAAGTGAATATCGATGCCCCAAAACACGGGGTTCTATCGGGCACCTGGATAGGAAATGCAATCCAGGAATATCTGGGGGCAATTCGCTCTGAATAAGCGAATCGAATTACCCCCGTGAAACATCACAGGAGATGCACTAAGTTAGCCTCATCTCCTGATCCGGGGATTCCGAATTGTCCCTACTTTTCGAGAGAAACGAACACCCGAGCGCTGGAGACACCTTTCTCTTCCCGCCGAGAGGCGGCGAACTGCTCCGCCTCTTCCGACGACCGGAAATAGAATACCTGGTCATTGGTCCAATAGAAACTGATGACCACGACAAAGTCGAATTCGAATTCGAACGTCATTCTCACCCTCCACTTCTTTCTGAATTTCAGAATCTCCTGATCCACGGAATTATGGACCAGGGGAGCCCGAATTGCCCCTACCTGACCACCACAGGACGGACATAGTCGTCATGGTCGACGACCAGCAGGCCGGGGGAGTAGACCGAGATCATCCGCAGGATCTTGTACCCGTCCTTGGGGAGGAACATCGTCCCCAAGGGACCGGTGAATACATGAACGTCCAACCCCTTCTCGACCTTATCAAACTCGAAGATCATTGTCACCCTCCTCTTCTTTCTGAATTTCAGAATTATCTGGGCTCTCCAGAAGTTTCTGAATTTCAGAATTACCAGGCATTCCGAATTAGGCAGAGGTATCCCCCCCCGGTCCAGCCAGGGTGGACCCTATTCGGAATTACCCAAGGGGATTCGGATTCCGAATTATCCAGGTGATTATCCACCCGAATTACCCGGCATGTGAGCCCCCTATCGCCCCAGGTCACTTGGCGGTTCCAGGTCTTTACCTGGGGCAAGTCCGCCCGGTCGACATCGACCACAGACCGTATTCAGGATCCAATCCGGATCCGCATACGCATATCCATATCCACGTATTCCGCATATTCGCATAAATGCAGACGCCTCGGATATCTCTGAAATTCAGAATATCCGAGGCGCCTGGCACGACTTTTGCCGCAGCTACGCCGCCGCCGCCACCGCCGCAGCCGGAGCCACCGCCGCCGCCGCCGCCACCGCCGCAGCCGGAGCCACCGCCGCAGCCGGAGCCACCGCCGCAGCCGGAGCCACCGCCGCAGCCGGAGCCACCGTACCATCCAGAGCAGAGAGAACCGCATCGACCCGCCGCCGCAGCCCCTTAACAGCCCAGGCCTCGGTCGACAGCCCACGCAGAGCCTTCAGATAGGACCCGGTTCCTACCGACCCCACCCTAGGCATCGTTCCTTCCTTGAACAAGATGCTGGCCAGGAACTGGCCAACGTCCGCAACAGCCCTTCCATGTGCGACAGCCTTATCCCGTTCGGCCGTCACATGCTCTAGTTCCTTGGAGAGAACATCCAGCTTGACCCACAGACGCTGCACGTCGGGGTTCGGCACGACCGCCGCCGCCGCCGCCGCCGCCGCCGCCGCCGGGGCCGCCGCCGCTGGGGCCGCTACCGTATCTTGTGGCTTGTGACCAGTACCCGCCGCCGCCGCCGGGGCCGCCGCCGGGGCCGCCGCCGCCGGGGCCGCCGCCGGGGCCGCCGCCGCCGGGGCCGCCGCCGCTGGGGCCGCCGCCGCCGGGGCCGCCGCCGGGGCCGCCGCCGCCGCCGCAGCAGCAGCCCTTGCCAGTTCGGCACTGGGCACCGTCCCGGTAGCCGCGATCTTGTCCGCAATCGACAGCGTCACTCTCCGACCCCCCAGGTCCGTAACGACCTGGTTGACGTTCTTCGCGTCAATCTTCCCCTTGGCGACCATCCGAGCCACGTAGGCCCCAGATGCGACCGTCAGAAGCTGGTCAAGGACTCCCCGGTCGACCTTCGCCAACGTAACCCAACCGTAGATTGTGCTGGCCGCGAAACCAGTCTCGCGCTCCAGCTCACTCATGTACTCCCCTTTGGCTCCCCTCCCGAGCCCCTTCAGTTCCTGACCCACCAACACACCCAAGGCGTGTTGCTGAAGCAGGTTCGACCGACCAAATTCGACGACCATTGCGACCAACTCCCGACTCGGTCCCACTGTCAACCTTCCTTGCTTTGGCCGGGTTCGCGCGCGGCAGTTTGCCGCTTGCCCCCCGACCTCCCTTACAACGTGTCCACTAAAGATAAGCATTCGCCAGCCCCTTGTCAAGCCTCCCGGCGGCAGCCGGCGGCAACCCCAGCCGGCGGCAGCCGGCGGCAACCAGCGGCAGCCGGCGGCAGCGTTACCGAATTGCCGAATCCCCCAGCCCCCGTTCTTTCCGAATTCCGGAAAGACGAGAAACTTGGACCCCAGCCCTTGACAGATCCAGGTGGATGTAAAATCCAGATTTGGAAAAACGCTGTACGCTACCTCATCCTTTTGAAGTCGAAATCCGTACACCCCCTCCCCGAATTCTCGAATCCCCCAATCATGGTTTCCCCCCGGAATATCTGTTCCCCAATTCTCTTTCCCCGAATGTCTAATTCTCTATTCCTCTGGGGTTTCTAAATCTCTGAATTGCTGTGGGGTTATCTGGGTTATCTCTCCCTGGATTCTCTGGTTCCTTTTGGACGACATAGTTGTCCTTGGGTTCTATATTCCTCTTTGGATGGCCTCTGAATCGTCTTTACCTGTGTGGAGGGGTGACTGCTTCTGAACGCGAAGTTCTCTTTTTCGCGGGGATGATTTGATTATTGGTTCTCCTTTTTGGGAGGAGAAATTGGAAATTGGTAAACCGAGGGGGAATGTATTATGGATAGACATCGGTTACATGTGGTTTGGAGTTCACATTCCGGCCGGAGGGAGGGGAATGGATGGGGATTGTGATGTGAAGGTATGGATTGATTGGGAGTGGATGAGGATAGAGGTGTCGGGGGATGGGGATCGGCGGGTGGTGGTGTTTAGTGAGGCGTTTATGGAGAGGCTGAGGGGATGTGCGCAGCGCACCACGATGGTGGTATTGTCGAAGGTGTTGAAGTCATTGGGGGCTATGGGGATGATGGTGGATGATGTGGTGCAGTTGGATGAGTTATCGCGGTGGTATGGATTGGAGAGGGGGGAGGATGGGGAGTGGGATTGGGGGAAGGTGGCATGGGGGGATGATCGGGATTTGACGGTGTGGTGGTTTATGGATGGGGGGTTGGGGATGGCGGGGGTGGGCAAGGTATTGGGGTTATTGGACCGGGTAGTGAGGGAGATGGAGAAGGGGTTGTGAGGGTGATTGTGGGGTTGAGTGGTGGAAAGGCGTCGGCGTGGTGTGCTGGGTGGGCGTTAAGGAACTTCCCCAAGGAAGGGGTAGTTTTCTATTTCAATGATACCAAGTGGGAGCACCGGGATCTGTATAGATTTATTGATGATCTGTCAAGATATTTTGATCATCCTATTACAGTGGATTCGGATGGAAGGAGTCCTGAGGATTTGTTTCGTGAATACAGAGTATTGGCTAGTAGTAGGATGCCGTTTTGCACCAGGATTCTGAAGGCCCAGAGGCTTCAGGTATTTTATGAGGATGGGGATGTGTTAGTTTTCGGTATAGATTCCAGGGAACCGGAGAGGGCGAAAAATCTGGAGAGAATTTATTCGATGGTGGCTATTAAAACCGGGAAGAAATGTCAGTTGAGGTTTCCCCTTATAGAGGAGCGGGTTACAAGGGATCAGGTGGATGAATTTATCAAGAGCACGGGCATCTTGGAGCCACAGATGTATCGATTGGGGTTCTTGCATAACAACTGCTCGGGTGGGTGTGTTAGGGCGGGGAAGAGACAATGGAAGATGCTGTATGAGAAGCTCCCCGAGGTATATGCTGAGAGGGAGAGGGTGGAGAGGGAGCTTGGTGAGTTGTTGGGGAAGAAGGTGTCTTTCTTAAGGGGAGAGACCTTAGAGGAGTTCAGGGGGAAGATTGAGAGAAAGTCCTTATCATCCTATTACTACGACGATACGTGTAGTGGTAGGGAGTATTGGAAGCTGGTGAGCAGGTATGAGGCTGATAAGAAAAAGAAGGCGGCCCCTCGTCCAACCCGTGGGAAGAAGGGGTTTGTGCGTAGAAGATTTGGGATTGGGAAATAAGGAGAGAGATAATGCGCATAGGCGAGGTCGTGATGGCGTTGTTGGGGGGAGGGAAGAAGGCTGGGCCTCTGGAGGAAGTGGAGTCACCGCCCCCTGCTCCGGCCGTGGACGAGTTGACCTTGGTAATCCATCTGAGGAATGGCCTAAAGAGGACCTATACAGCACAGATAGGGAAAACTGACCAGAAGATTGAGGCGGATTTAAATGTTCATTATCCCCAGTTGTGGGAGGAGTTGGAGGGGAATGGGAAGTCGGTATTGTTTCAATACAACGAAGGGGAGGATTGGTTTTTGAGGGAGGAGATTGTCCTCGTCACCCTGAATTTGAAGAGGGGGTGATGGAATGAGTGATACGAAGAGGTATGTTCTTGTTTATGCTGGGTTGGATAAAAAGGGCAATGCCGACAACAGGTATTTTGTTGGCCAGAATCTCTACCTTGGCATAGCCAATATAACGGATAGCCTGGAGTTGGCCACTATCATGTCTCTTGAGGAAGCGGAGAAGGTCTGGGGTTTGATGGCGGCAAAGAAGGATTGGCAGATTTGGTCTATAAGGGACAGCATTGTTCTTTACGAGGAGTCGGATAGGCACTTGCTTATGGAGAAGCGCAAGAGGCTATCGGAGGAGTTGATGTCGATAGATCTCCAGCTTAATAAGAACTCAGACGGGCATGGGGAGCGCCCACAGATATCTCCTGAGAATATGAGAAAGATGATAAATACTACCAGTGTTACGACGGACCAGGCTGGGTCTGTGGAGTGAGGAAATTCGGGATGGACCTGATAGTGGGACGCCACGAACGCGCCTGTTCGAATCGTCTAAGGTGAAACCTGTGCACAGCGGACGCCGTGTACTACGGTCGGGAGATCGGGGAGGAGCATGACCTCCGGCGGGTGTTTCAGGTCCATCCCATTGGATCATATGGGAACTTTCACTCTCCAAGGGCTGGAAAGGAGTGGCGATGAACCTATTCACTGCGGAATATTGGGCCAAACATTTTGAACGAATGGAATACGAAGATGGCATTTATCCCAGTGAATCGGACGCCATGATGATTGATGATGTAGCAATCTTGTATGTGGATCACCTTGGGATGATCCAAATGGAGGGGGCGCGGAGGGGGTCGTTTATCGTTCCCCTAAAGGGTTACCGTAAGGTGAGGGACCTGGAGGTAGCGATTTCCTTCCGGCCCTGTAAAGAGGGGTTTTGTGGCTCGATTTGGACTGTCGATACCCAAGGAATCGGGTTCTCCTTCCTTGTGCTAAGGGCCGGCAAGCCTTATGTTTATGGGGTGGCATTGGAGGGCAAGTATCTGGGCCCCATGAACGAAGACGAGGAGGAGGCTCTTGATGCACTCAATGAACGTAGAGGCTGACGCTTCGAGTGATGGATGTCCCAGTGATGAAACAGGGGTTCTCTTGGATTTTCAGGATTCGTCTATCATGTTTGATGGAGAGCTTCTGGATGCTCTGGAGGCTGCTCCTGCTTGGGTCGCTGCGACGGTGGTTGGGGGAATCTCTGATCATTACGCAAGGATGCATATAGCTCGTGCCCAGGTTGATAGGATTCAGTCGATATTATGGAGGTTTGCTCACAAGTATCCGCATGAAATCCAGATACTGCTGGACTGGATGCGAAGAGGGTATGAGTATTCTGGAGATCCTTTTAGTGATCTGAAGTTTCTTACTTCGTTTGCCCGATGGGTAGAAACAGAGGACATTATATTCAGGATTTTCAGCAAGGAGGACTGATTCCATGAACACCCAAGACGACGGGGGAATCCCTCACATAGATGTCCCGATTATCAATCGATACGAAGGGATGGTGATAGCCTACCTCAAGTCGGAGAATGGGGGTTGCTGCTATGTGGGGCTGCATCCTGAGATCCTCCAGGTATTGGACCGGGTGGGGAGCTATAGGGTGGCAGAGATATTCTGTTTGAAGGTGTTGGACGGCCTGTGTAAACACGGGGTTAAGTATATGGACGAGGTGAAATTCGAGTGGCCGGATGACATGGTGAACAATGTCGGGAAGGTGGGGGATCTTTCGGATTGGTTTCTTCCCAAGGCCCCTCGCACCTTCAACTACGAGCAGGAGGTTAAGAAGGCTATCTCCGAACTGTCTTATCTCGACACGATCATGGCTCAGTGGATGGTGTCCGGAATTGACTTGGAGGTGGACAGCAAGGTTAAGCATGGGATTGATGTCCTTCTGGCTCTCGATGTATTCTTTTCCAGAATCTCCCACCACTAACAAGAATTGAACGTCATGGGCTGCGATATTCATGTCAATTACGAAGTCAAGATGGGGTCAGGTGGTTGGGAGAGAATCAATTGGGAGGATGAATTCATTCGGAAGATGAGGATTGACGAGGACGGAACCCAGTGGCCCGAGTGGGATTTTAATAAGATGGGGGAGAGCGTGTATTATATTTCGAGGAACTACTTCCTATTTTCCATCCTCGCAGATGTCCGTAATTACTGTGACATGGTGCCCATTTCTTCCCCACGCGGGCTTCCCAAAGACGTTTCCCAGGACACTCTTACCAAAAGCAAGGAGTTTGGGTGTGATGGCCATAGCCACTCCTGGTTGTCGCTTGAGGAGCTTCTTGCCTACGACTGGGATCGGACCGTGTTGCTTGACGGGGTCGTAAACGAAGAAGAATACCGGCAGTGGAAAGAGAAGGGGGCCCCCGAGTCCTACTGCGCCGGGGTGAGCGGAGGGAGGGTGTGCTTCGTCACCCAAGAAGAGATGGAGGATCTGGTGACAGGGGTAGTGGTCCCAGATCCCTATCTCTCCTACTACACATCCGTCGAGTGGGAGCACTCCTATCGCCAGTGTGTTGGCGAGAAGTTCTTTATCACCCTGAATCACTTGTCCAATATACCGGGTTCCGTTCGGTTGGTCTTCTGGTTTGATTGCTGATAGGGCCTCCAGCGTATTATGTATATCTATAGCGGACACCGAGCGAGAAACCGCATGTATCCATACCTTTTGGCATGGAGAATAGGGCGATGACAGCAAGTGAATGGGCAGCGAAGTTACATGGCCGGGAGTTCAAATTGTTCGGAGGATTCCTATCAGAAGATGAGTGTGCCCAAGCCGCTAAAGATGACGTGGTCATTATCTATGGTTATTCGGATGATCTGTTGGAACTGGAAGGAGCCGTGGACGAGGAGTATGCCGCCTGGGGCGGGCTGAACGGCAGGGTGATTAGAGGGGTTCGCATCGACGCTATCTGGAGCCCCAAGTCCGTTGATGCCTCGTGGCTCATCATCGCCCCTGGATTCTCCTTCGATATCATCGAAGGGAATGGAAGCCTGTTTTGCCGTGGATCCGTGGTTCCTGGAAAATTGTTTCGGTATCCCGATAATCAAGAACCAGAATCCAGGGAGTGGAGAATTGTCTTCAATGGAGATGATGATTGTCCGTGTTACATGTTTATGTTTGTAGAAACCAGTAAAATGCCTGGCGATACCATGGAACGAAACGGAATGTTGATGACACCCCACGCATCAGATGTCACCACCCTTCGTCAGAGATTTGGCGACATGGAGAAGGCATTCAACAAACCGGTCTTGGACGAGCGCGTAGTAAACCCCGTTTCCGCAGGAAACTACCCATGAAGGTCATCATAGCCGGAGGAAGAGACTTCGAGGGCGGCAAGAAACACCGCAAGTGGCTCAAGGAACAACTGCAAGATTTGCAGGCCACCTACGTGCTGTCCGGGTGCGCCCGTGGTGCCGACGCCTTCGGGGAGGAGGTCGCACAGGAACTGAACATCCCTGTCGAGATCCACCCGGCCGCGTGGGCAGTACACGGACGGTCAGCAGGCCTCTTTCGCAACGAAGCCATGGCCCAACTTGCGGATGCCTGTATTCTGTTTCCCGGTGGTCGAGGAACCCAGGACATGGAATCCAGAGCCATCAAACACGAACTCGTCATCAGGAAGTGGGAGGAAAAGTGATCAAGATTCTCATCCCAGAAGGAGACCTGTGCCGCTCCAAGGAAACAGGAGAAGCCTGCACCTGTCTGCGCCACAAGAAGCACCCTCCCCACAAGGGAGGAGGCCCCACCCTCGTGGAATCCTATGCCTGTGACCTATTCCGAATTAGAGTTCCCTGTAAGGTGGACGTCGATGGGTTCCTGTGTATCTCCAAGAACCCGTATTGCTTTCGTTTCCAGCCATGACCCAACCTGGCAATAAAAATGTCCACGTCGTAGAGTCTTGCTGCGCGTCCTGCAACGCCACAGGGATCATCCAAGATCACCGGGGAGACTGGGTGCTATGTCCCGCCTGCCAGGGCAGTGGGTCCGTCCTCGTGTTCGTAGAACCCTTCACAGGCCGTCGAGAGGTTACTGGCGTCGAGAAAGTGAAAGTCCTATACGGACAATTCCAAGCGGAGACAGGGGAATGGCTGGGGAAGGAAGTGGACTACCAGGAGTTCCTGTCGGGGAAGGCGATCAGATGCTCCCAGACCAGGTAACCTGTTCCACATGCCAACACTACCAGCCAAAAAAACGCGGGGACCTGTGCAAGAAGAAGAAGGGGTCCCTGTTGCAGAATATCGGATTCGGAATGTTTGCCGAAATCACCTACAGCGGTCTGGGGTTGTCGGAGGTTGACGAGGATGACCAAGGACAGGTGGTCGTCCTGAAAAACTGCCCCCTCTACCAACGAAAGGCCTGAACATGAAGATCGAAGTCGTTCCCGAGAAAATCACCGTGAAACTGGGCGATACGTCTGTTAAGCTCACCCGCGATGAATGCTGGGACCTATACCATGCCCTCGAAAAGGAACTTGGAATCCAGATACTCCCCACTTATCCGAACAACCCGTGGTGGATAGAGATTCAAAACCCACCCCTCAACCCATACATTATCTGGTCCTCTGATAACACGGGCTCTGTTGATCTTGATTCGCATATCAAGGTCAACTCCATCAAGTCCGATGCCCCATGAAGGAAGTAGAGGTGCTGACTCCATCAGCTATCCTTATGTGGGTTACTCCAGACCCAGAGTGGACCATTGAGCGGGCCGCCAGGGTGTGCTACGATTCCCTTGACAAGATCGGGGAACGTCCTCAAGTAAATGAAAAGATGCTGCGTAGACTCAGAGCCTCAGGGCACTTGTCTTGCTTCGAACAAGCATCAGCATCTTTCGAGATCATTTGCTCAAGGGCGTGCCACGTCCAGATCATCAGACATCGGACCATGTCTTACTTGGCCCAATCTCAGCGTTACGTGAAACTGGGAGGGTTCCTGCCCGTGTGCGTGGTAGACCCCATCACAGATGACGAGAGATCTTTCTATGAGCACTGCTACTATGAGTATCAACGTCGGATCGAGGTCGGGCAGAAGCCCGAGAGGGCCAGGGAGGTCCTGCCCAACTCCACGGCAACCAGAATGATCATGACGGGAAACTTCACTAACTGGAGGAGATTCTTGTCAGCCAGACTGGACCCCCATGCCCAAAGCGAAGTCCGGCTTGTTGCTGGACAAATAGCGTCTTCCTTGAAAAAGATCGCCCCCATAGTCTTCGAGGACGTGAATCCATGAGCCACTGCGACGAGTGCCGTTACCTACAGTACATTCGCCAGTTGTCCGGTAACTACTACATCTGCGCCGTGCCCCTGCCTGAGTGGGTCGTGAGCCACTGGGATGCCCATCCTAACGATCTCGACATCGTCATAGATCCCGATAACGGGGAAAACTGCGAGGCCTTCGAACCACTCAATTGGGACAACTGAACCAAAAGAAATGGGCGCCAATCCAATTCTCCGGACGAGCGCCCAATCTGTTTCTGCCCACCCGTTCACCTCTCCATCATCTCGTCCACCAATTCCCCCACCCGGCGCTTGTTCCTTTGAGCAATAGCTTCATCGGTTTCAAGGACAGCCAATCTTTGGTCTATCTGGATGACTTGTTTCTGTAAGGCGAGAAAATTCCTTCCAGTGACCACCTGTTGACTGGTGATGAAGACAAGACACACTATGATTCCGATAATCGCAACCAGAGTTACTCCTATTAGCGTGCTGACGGTGACCATCTCTCTCGAACTCAGATGTCCCTCACTCACCTCTGCCACCTTCTCGTTTTACTTTCATGGCTTCATGCATCTTTGCCATCCTATCTCTCAGAACCTTTTTCTCTCCTTCTGTTAGCACCTTCTTGTTTTTGTCGCTTTTTAACGACATCAGTAATTTGCCACCACGGTAAGGAAACAGTGGACACTTATTAGACAAACAGGTCTTTTTTGGGTTTTCGTCCCACCCCAAACACTCGACACAGAACAGCTTGATCGCCAAAGATCTACAATAATTATCGATTGTAACCGTTCCACCATCAGCGGATCTGATAACGTGTTTCATCACCTCCTTTTCATCAACCTCCTCCTCCACTTTTTCCTCCACCTCAGGATCAGGATCGTTTTCCATGGTGGTCTCCCATAGAGATTGGGGCCTCAGGATGATTGCCCGAGGCCCCCATGGCTCTTTCGCTCACCCCTGGCTTGCCGCTGCAAGACGCTGCTCCTTGGCGGCCCTGCGACCCTCGCTGATCCGCTTCCCACGAGCCTTGTCCTTCTCAGCCGAGACCCTCCACTCCTCCTCGGTAACCACCTTGAAGGAGATCAACGAATCCCGGCCCTTCACCTTGCGAGTCTTGACATAGAGCCCGCAATCCTTGCCGGCCTCGACCAGGGCAAGCTTGAACAACTTGGGATCCTCATCGTTCCCAAGGCTCAGAACACCATGGTTGTCGACCCCGACCGCAGCATCAAGGAATCGACGGGCCTCAGCGACAATGGGCTCGGGGGGACGGATGGGACCACGGGTGGTAGTGATCAAGGTGGCCATTTTCTCTCTCCTCTTGGAAGTTTTCCGTGGCAGTCGTTCACTGCTCACTGTCCAATAATATAACGCTTCCAAGCGGGATGTCAATAGCTGTTTCAATCCGTCTCACCCCATGGACCCAAAAAAAGAACGCCTCCCTGGGCACTCAGGACATAATCGGGATCGTCTTCCACGCTGATCACCAGATCGTCCCCATCATCAATTTCCCCAAGGGCGTTCTGCCTGGCCTCCTCTATACTGGACGCAGAGGATATCACCAAGAGACTCCGCTCACTTGAATCAATGCCATACCACACGCATACCACCGACCCGGCCATTATTCTTCACCCTCGATCCCTTCTATAACCTCGTTGTCTATGTGAATCTTATCTATCTTACCGACACACAATAGAATATCGTTCTTGAGTTCCTCCAAAATATTCGGGTTTTCTGTCAGGTGCCTCTTGGCATCAGCCACTCCGTGGGCGTTCCAGGTGTCAGATTTGATCCACCCACCCTTCTTAGAAAGCAATCCACACTTAACGCCAAGGTCGATTATGTCACCCAGCTTATCGAACCCCACAGCATCATTGTCCGCAAACAATAGATCGACTTCGGCTTGACGGAAGGGGGCAGCCAGTTTGTTCTTGACAATCTTAATCCTGGTTTTCCTACCGACTACCGACTCCCCGTCCTTAATCTGCCCTATAGACCTGACATCCAATCTCATGGACGCCCAAAACGGTAAGGCCCGCCCCCCTGGAGTGGTCTCGGGATTCCCTCCATAAGGTCCTATATTTACCTTCGTCCTAAGTTGGTTGATAAACAGGACCGTGGTTCCGTGCTTGTTGGCCGGGCCAGCGATCTTGCGCATCGCCTGGGACATGAGGCGGGCCTGCAAGCCCATGTGGGAATCCCCCATCTCCCCCTCAACCTCAGCCCGTGGCACCAGCCCAGCCACGCTGTCGACCACGATAAGCCCCATCCCTCCACCCTTGCAAAGCTCTTCGACGATTTCTAAGGCCTGCTCTCCTCCATCGGGCTGGCTGATTAGGAGCCGGCCAATGTCCACGCCAATCTTGGGCGCCAACTCCACGTTGAGAGCGTGTTCGGCGTCGATAAAAGCGACCTCCAAGCCCTGGCGCTGGGCCTCGGCAACGACATAGAGGGCAAGGAGTGTTTTCCCAGAAGATTCCGGACCAGAAATCTCCACAATCCTCCCACGGGGGAAACCCGATATTCCAGTTGCCAAATCGATTGACATAATTCCACATGGTATCACCTCCACCTTGACCTTGGGCGCATCGGACAGGCGCATGATAGCCCCTGCCCCAAACTGTTTCTCGATCTTAGCCAGAGAAGCTTTGACCTTCTCAGCATCACTCATCTCAACCATCAGATTCCTCTCTTCCATAGGGCGGCAATTCAAAAATGGTTATCGTGCCGCCACAAAAAGGATTGATCTCACAGGCCGCAATGATTGCCATGTCCATAGTTGTTCTGGTGTCGATCCTGGGAACCCCGATAGCAGGACTCAAGGATCTATTATGCGCCATGATAGCCGAAAGAGCCCCCAGGGCACATTCTCTCCCGGAGCCAATGGCAGCCCCTTTCTCTCCCCTGCGCTCCATCACGAAATAGGCCCCGTCCACCTCGAACAACCTGGACCTGGTAGCAATAAGAATGGTTCCCCCTTGGTTTTCCGTTTCGTCATCCTGCCTCTCCATCCGGCCATTCTCTTTAAGAAGCGATTTGAAAGGCTGGATGATATCCTGTATAATGATCTTGACCACCTCGTCGTCATCAATGGTCGGTTCCCCATCCCCGGTTAACGCTTCCATATCAGGATAGTCAATACCATACCTGAGTATCTGGCCGGAGGCAGCATTCCCTGAATACCCGACAAGCATACCGGTGCCCGTGTCCCACACCTTATACTGCCCCGGCATGGCGTCGTCCTTCACACCATTGTCTGAAATGAGACCATCGGCACCCAGAAACATGGTTCCGTCTTTCCCGACCAACCCCACCACACAGGTCATACCGAATCCTTTCGCCCAAAGACAGTCTTAGCCATCCGTGTCCACATGCTTTCGTAGGAGTCTCCACCCATGGCGGCTCCGGCTTGCCATGCAAGAATCGCTCCCACAGATACAGGAATCCAAGTTTTCCTGTCTAAAAACGTGACACCGATTAGCACGAGGGGCGGGTAGAACGACGCCCACTTGACAAGGTGATACGTCCACCATCCAACATTCGATTTTCTCTGGATGAGAGAATCTCTCCAGCCATCCAGAAACGACATGAGGATTAATCCAGTTCCAAGGACCGCCGTCCACATGGGGCTATTCATCGACGATAACTCCCTGTGCGAGGGTGGTCTTATACCACTGCGGGAACCCTCTTACGCAACCCCGCTCAATCTGGGGCCACGCCCAGCGGAACAGGGCCTCTTTGATGGCCTCCTTCTCCTCCTCCTTAACATCTCTCTGGATTTCCTTGATCAAAGGACCAATGTCCTCCGGAGCACCTTCCAATTGCCCAGAATCTCTCTTATGTTCGATTGCCTTTCTCCATCGATTTTCATTCGCGTAGGTTTCAATCAGGATGCTCACCACGTCGTTCCTGTTAGGGTTATCTCTTTTCCATGTTTCGGCATGGGTTTCCTTAAACTCCTCCCTGACGAGCTTACCCATCAGGACCTTTCCTGTCTTCTCGTCAAATCTGTGGTAGTTTTTTATCACCACCCCCTCTACCTTGATGTTCCCAAACCTGGAAGTCCTCTCGATAAACTCCTGCAATATATCGGGTTCCTCAAGAAACCCATTGAAGAAGACGGGGGCGAAATCCAACCCAAGCCTAACAGCCTCCTCCGTTACCTGGCCGGGAGCAAGCCAGTCCTGGGTTCCATATCCCACCTCGATGTCAAAAAGGGCTATGTGACCACTGGGCACTCGGTCGTAGGTCAATACGTTATGTCTCGGAGTCCGCAGGTATTCTCCTCGATACACCCACCCAGGCCTCATGGACCCGGCTATGCCCTTGATCGACTCAACCGCCTTGGTGAACATCTTTTCCGGTGCGTCTACATAGATCTCTGCACCCTTGGAGCGAATGGACAAAGCTCCCTCTTTATCTACACTGAACGAGATCTGAGATCCGTCAACCTTCTCGCTTATAACTACCGGATCGTTGAACAATTCTGCTATGGCTCGATGCCCGAGGTTGTGTATTTTGGGGTAAGATGCTATTTGCTCCATGTCTCCCTCTCTCCTGTTGTCCTCATTCGCCCATCACTCTTAACGATAATTCCTTGTTGTCGTTAAGAGCAACAACGCCTTAGTATTAGAGGTGTTGTAGTCCCCACAATCAAAGGAATTGGAAACATGGCGGAAGAGGAAGCAGAGACACAGACAGAAGCAATGCAAGAAGTAGAAACAAAAATGGCAGCCATTGAAAGATCGTCCGAATTCATGCAGGGGTATGTGTTTGGTCTGACGGACAATCTCACCAGACCAGCAGATTATCATGCCCACATGATCACCATAAGAAATACCATGACCAAAATCGTCATGGACAATGAGTCCTTAAGAAACGAGCTTGCCTCCTGCAAGAAGCTGATTGACGAACTGGCCATGAGCGAAAGTGGCCTATGGTTAATGATTAACAAGCGGGAGAAAGAAGACATGGCTCCCATCGCAATAAAAATCACCTCAGACACCTTGATCCCTGCCGCCAAGGTGTTTGCGGCCATGACCACTTATTGGGAGGGTGTTATTGCGGATATCGTAGAAATATGCGGCGATATAGTCTTGACTTCAAAAGACGGAGACGTAACTCCTGTGCCCACCTCCTTGATAGGAGCTAAGATACTAACATCCCTGTCTCGGCGCATTGCTGATATGGAGGCCCAGAAAGAGGCTTGATGGCTATGCCAGCCTTCTCCCATCCTCATCCAACCACCGGTCTACAACAGACAGCCCAATAACGAAGAATAACTCGTTATAATCGTTGTCTATAACTTCGTCCCACTCTTGGTAGTCATCTAAATCAGTTTCCGATGGATGGCTATCATCCCGGCCGGTGGGTTCAAAAGGCTCACTGGAATTTATCCTGATTAAACGCCCATCATCTTGGGCTTTTACCCAGTAAGCCTCGTTTTTGAATCTAACATCTGCAACGATGATTCTTCTATCTATCATGGACGAGGAAGTTGTATTGCTCAATCTCTGAACCCTCTCGGCAGTTTTTTCGACCCAATAATTCATTCCGAAATGACATCTTCGGTATTCTGTCCCCCACCACTGTAACATCAGAGGGTCTTTCTTAACAGCCGCGTGGTTAATGTATGTTAGGAAGACGGCATCTCCAGACACACACCTACCAAAGACTCCCTTCCGGTCATTCTGAGTAGCTTCTGCATGCTTGAACCATTCCCCTACCTTGCGGCACAACATGGGGGACGTGTAATGCAGTAGGTCTATGGTTACCCAGTCCCCGCTCCAATGGCTCGTGTGGGTTATGGTGTGAGCAAGCTGGATCTCTTCGTATAGAGCATCCGCAAAGTGAACTACCGTGAAGTTGAAGTCGTCAGCAACAGCCTTGGCCAAACTGTCTTTGCCCCGGCGTGGTTTCCCACTGATTCCTATCAGCACGAACCCCTCCTTTTTGCGTTTTTCTTAACAGTTGTTCCTTAGAGCTACAGACAGCAACCGACCCCACCTGGGATTTCCAGATAGGGCCGGAAGGAATGGCTGCTGCTCCGCTACACACTGCTTAGGATTAAGCATAGTTCGACTCATGGATCTCTGGCAACTCTTAATACGGGTTCATGGCTCTTATTTTCACTGTCATCATCCCCGTATACTGAGGATTGAAGGACATTTCGGTAACATATCCAACCTCTTTGTGCTCCGAATCCCTCGGCAGCATCTCAGTATCCTGAACCGTTACCACACTTCCAGGAAGAATCCACGGAACCATGTTGCACTGGATTTCGTAATTCCTCTTGGGATATTTCTCTTCCTCAACATCCCTTCGGACCGCCCACCTGGCATCGTCCTCGGAGAAGAAGGGGTTGTCCATCTTCACCGAAGAGTCTCTCTTGGAGTATTTCTTGATTGATGCCATATCGGTATAAGAATGACTGGTTGTCTTGTCGGAAACCAGAGATAGTCCAGGGGCGTTGATTCTTACAACGTCGCCTTGCTTGAATTTTGGTTCATAGCTTTCGTCACTATTGAATTTGAAATTGGCATACACCCCTGTTCCCAGGGGGCCATCTCCACCAATCTGCATGAACTGTCCGTTTACGGGAACAAAGTCTGTTCCGACATCTGTTTCTGCACTGTTATCATCGTTTGGATCGGCCTTGTTTCCTTTGGGGAAATCGATGGTTGCTTTGTCTCCCACAACAAACAAGGTGCCAGTATATTCGCTTGGATAATTTTCAGACAGTCCAGCTTCTCCCTGTCTCAGATAGTAGACATTCCCATGCCTGAGAAGGGCAACAGTCTCTCCCGCTATGTGTGTCGACCTGGCTCCCCTCTCATGCATTGTTGTTCGTTGAACAAGAAGGCTATGAGCTTTCACTTCTACAATTCTACAGTATTCGTAGTTTATTCCTTCTGTGAAATTCCCTATGCATAGCTCCATTCCCTCTGAAAGCACTGCTCCGTTGGTCATTTCCCCAGATAGGTCCACCTCCGTATTATCGGTGTGAACCAGAGGAATCTCGTTTGTCGAATCATCTATATCTGAAGCTAACTTGCAATCCAATTCTAATCCAAGAGAACTAAACCTCAGGATATATCCAACCCTACCTTCTCCCCAAACCGTGTCAATGGTCTCCCTCTCTTCTGCTATGTCGTCTTGATTTTCTCCCTCAAGGCGTATGGCTGCTCCGTAGGTTACGGTGGCATCCATGTCCAGCGTGATGGAGGAGGAACTGGTGGTAACCGGATACATTACAGTAGACTCAATGGAACCATCTGTTGTCTCAAAAGTAAACACAGACCGCTTTTTCACGTATACTGTCTCATCTCCATCCTTGTAGGCTGATGTGGCGGTTCGCCCTCCGCGAGAGCATGTAAGTTTTATCTTTCGGCTCGACATCAAGCCTCGAACCACCTCTATCTCGTGTCGGAATCCATCTTCTCCATACTTAGAATCCGGGCTGATTTCAAATGTTATCTCCACGGGTGGAAACACTGCCACGGATGAAGATCTACTACTTGCATTTATTATTTCCGAGAACCCCATATCAACATCTATAGATGCCACTCGATCGTTTTCTATATTACCAAAGGTATATTCCGACAAAGAATGTCTTGGCTTGGTTTTGAAGAAGAAATTCCCATCTGGGTAAAATCCATATATTGCATCGACCTTTTCAGCTAGGCATCCAATAGCTTCCCAAACAGACATCTCTCCAAAATCGGCAAGCTCTACTACGGCCGGGACCGTGTAGCTCCACTGCATCAGGGCAAAGCGTCCCTCAGCGAACTCTGGAATAGTGTAATTCTGAACAGGAGAAGATATCCAGAACAATTGCATGCTTTTTTCTGCTACCGCTACATTGGATATCGAATAGGGTTCTTGCCTAAGAAAACCGAACTGCTCGACTGTGTCTCTTTCTGTTGTTATGGTGTAGGTGGGAGCCGCTCCAATCGTAACCTTCAAGCGCTGCATCATACCAGACTCAGCAGAAAAGTAGGTGAGCATATCTTCGTATGCAGACGTGTCTTCGTTATACATAGAAATCACCGACAGTCCATACAGACAAGAAGAAGAGATTTCAGCTATCAAACTCTCAGGAATAGATGTGCTCTCAGGAGTTGCGGAAAAGGGCAACGAAGTTACTATATACTTCACTCCAGTTTCAGCCATGTCATAAACATTACAATATATTACAAACGGCCTTCCGCTTATCACTTTGATTTCCGTGGGAAGCGAGTAGTAGGTAGCATACAAGGTGCTGGGAACTATTTCTGGGGACTCATCTACTTGTCCAAAATGATGAACCACGTCTGATCCCCATACCTTTTTCCATATTTTATGCGACATTTTGTTGGAGTTACCAGAATGCAAGGTTCCTATCCAAATTGAATTATAAGTAGTGTCAATTGCTCCGCATACAGGGAAACCTTTCTCAACTTCAGATAATGCATCCCATGTCGTCCCCATGGATAGTTGGTATTCAGTTGCTATGTCTCCGTTTAATTCTACAACATAATATTTGAAATCGTAGTGTCCACTGTCCGCATCACAGACAATGTCTTTTTGTTCTGTTCCACCGTCAAACGCATACTTCGCATAGATCAGGGTTCCATAGGTCATCCAATCTGGATGGAACAACAAAAATCCTTCTTGACCATGGGTGAATCTTGATGGACCGAGTCCGTAAGCTGTAACATAGTCAGCACTTAGCCATGAGGTCGAAACAAATCCCCTCGTTACCAAACTCGATGTGGTAAAAGCGTCCCAGCCATATGTTTCTGGATCGCTTAGCCAAGCATGTTTTATATCATCTCCGTATGCAGTCTCTCCATCATCTGTTTCGTTTTTGAATACACCCTGTATTCTGTGTATTGCTCCTGGAGCCGTGGTAAAATTCTCGTTTACTACACATTGATCAAATACAATGGGCCACGCCGGCCTTACTTTATCTGAATCGTCGAAAAGTCCCTGGAAGGCCCCTCCAGTAGCCGCTCTTTGCTTAGACGTAAAGAATTCACCAAACAACACATCGGTTATAGGATCGTCAAACAAACTGAACACAGGTTGATCGCCATCATATCTAAACTTGAATATCTGCATTGTTACGCCTACCGTGCCCTTACCAGGATTGGTCAGGGCTACTCCCCAGATCGGCCAAGTGCTATCATTGGGATTGACCCACAGCCGTCTGATATTGTATCCGCTGGGAAGAGCTTCTGTGGCACTTGTCAACCGGTAATACTCTCCGGTGGCTTGGTTGTATCTAAACAATTCATTGCCAACCCCAACATATACTCTGGTGATAGCCCACCTGAGACCGCTCTCGCTTTCAAACCCGTTAATCGGCTTGTCCAAAACAATCTCGTCATCACTGTAGCTTACCACCCCATAATGTCCAAAGTTCGTTTCAGAGCCACCGTCCCCACTATACATCTGCCTTGGTATAGACAAAACGTCGCCCTCAAAAATACCTAAGGAAGCCACAGAAGCCGATGCAGTTACCGTGGCCGATCCTGATACAACGGACAGGGTTCCCACGGTAAGCTCGTGAACACAGATGACCCTGCACATTTTCACGCTTTCTCCATCCCATATAGAAGCAGCATCATACCCCCCGGCCAAGGCCCTTGAGTAATACTGTGTCGGAGGTCGGCCGGAGTAGGAAATGCCCCACCCCGTGGTGTCAGTCTTGGGAACAGGGTAATCCACAATAGTGTCAATGTCATATTCATCCGGGACGCCCCCATCAGAGTCTCTATATACTTGTTTGATCAACTCCTTCACCAAGAAGGTGACCGGTCGATTGATATGCCAATCCATCCCGTCCTTAACCTTCTTGGCTTCTTCTTCAGTGAGGGGATAATCAAGAGAGGTAACAGTCAGTTCCGTGGAGTGGGAATCCTGATGATTTGTACAGCTATCAATCAACATGACACCCAAGGTGATGGTCTGAGGAACCAAATCCTTGGTGGTCGTGAAGTTGGCTTTCAGGGCAATTCTTTTCCTATACAAAGAGTTCATCAATCGGTTCTGGGAATACTCAAATTCTGCCCGAGTAACCTGATCTCCAAGCCAATTCCAGTCTTCGTCGAACGAGGCATACAGAGATGGAGGGAATGGCTTTGACCAGAATCCATCCGAGTTGTCCAAGGTGATCGAGGAAACCTTCTGCCGGACCTCGCCATGAAGTCTCTCGCCGGTATAGGTGAGCGCCCCCACTTTGAGAAGCTGGTTTCTTCCCCCTATGTTGGTTCGGTCGCTGAAGTCTACCCAATTGTTATTGGCGTCTTGGATGAAGAACTTCAGTTCATAGGAGGAAATCTTGGATTCAATGGCCTGTGTCAGGCTCTTGTTCGGCAGCATGTCTTTACCCCTGATTACCACTCCATCCACAGTTAAGCTCCTGCTCGTGTACCCTCCGGCACCAAACAGGAGCTTCCCAGCACGATACCCCAACTGGACATAATCCCCGAACTTCTCTATCCCGAATCGAAACCACCCGAACTTAGGCACACTTCACTCTACCTTGGGTTCTTGGGTTGTCAGGGTTCTCTCTTCCATGATCACTTTGGCGGCCTCGTTCATCAAGGTCTTCCCGACATCAAGCCCACCAGATACCCTGTCCATGGAAGATCGGACCTTAACCAATTCGCGATTAAGGGAGTCAATCATCCCGACAATCTGGGCCTCTCTTTTCGCGAGTTCATCGACATCAAATGACGAAGCTATCTTCTCCCAACGGGAGTAAATGTTGTTCACAAGATCTCTTTTGCTTTCATCGGACATCCCTTATCACCTCGCTCTGTTTAAGTTGTTGAGCCGACATCTTTACCTTAGATGCCAGTTCAAGGTATTTGGACGAGACCTCGTTGACTTGCTCGTTGGTCAGAGAGATCGAGCCCAGCATCGCACTAACCACGTCATCATATACATTTACCGACCCGGCCTTGATGAGCATCATATCACAGAATGCCATGGCACTGACAGCGTCTTTCATTAGGTCTGAAAGAATCAGCTTGGCCGTAGCCCAGTCTATATAGGAGTCTAACTCTGCCATGGTTTATGATAGTTCTTTATACTCTACGGAGCCAACTGTTCACAGTTTTCAAGTTTTCTTTCCAGTTCCTCCACTCTTTTAAGCAAGTCCTGGATGAGGATCGTGTTGGCCATGGTCATGTCTGAACTTTGGAACATCGTGGTGTCGCCTTCCACCCCATGCAGGATGGTGCTGACGGGAGCGAAGTCCTGCGCTATAGGTCCTACATGGTTCCCCTCTCCATCCTCCTCCGTCTTCCAATCCCAGCGGGCGATGTCGAACTCCTCATAGGCCTCCCGCAGCGCCAGCACGACGGAGTCGAAGAGGGGGAGGATGTTCTTCTTCTTTGCCCTATCGCTACTCGTCGTGAAGGTAGCGCTTCCTGCGTTCAGCTTGGAGTAGGCCCCCGCCGCGTCATACACAGAGAAGTCGTAGGTGGAATCCATGTCCCCGGTGCTAAAGGCACCATTGGCGTGGAAGTAGAAGGCATATTGGGCGCCTCCCTTTGTAGTCAGGACTTGTGCCGTTGCCCCATCCTCCTCCGTCCCATCCACCAGCCAGTGGATGCCACCTACTAGCACAGAGTCTGTTCCCAGGAAATACTGCTCCCCATGGAGGAGGGAACCATTTGCGTAGCTGTCGCTGTTTCCCCACCTCTGTACCAAAGAACTGCTGGTCAGCTTATGGCTCTCCAGCTCCGCACCCGCTATCTCGGCCAAGTTCACCGGCCAATACAGGCAGCTAGGGGTCGCGGTAGTGGCGTAGCCATAGTTGCGCACCATAGCGCGCCCCGTTGGCGCTACCGTGAAGAGGTCCCCGTTCGGTTTCACCAAACTCCGTAGGGAATCATTTGTGACAATCGCCGTCCCTGCCCTTCCCGCCATGACCAACTGCCCCGTGCTAGTACCTACGAAGCTAGGCGTACTAGCCTCCCTCATAACGAAGGCCGCAGTGGACCCTGTCCCCATGGTGAGGACGCAAGCCGCCCCGGCTATGGGGGAATCCATGAAGATCACGGGGCTGTTGTCCTGGATCTCAATCTCCCCTACTGCATCGTAGTCACTTCTATGACTCCCTACTGCTATCCGTGGGAAGCTGGGCACACCATACGTAGATTCTGCGCTGCGGTAGACAGTTATGATGGTGTCCTGCGGGGCATACGAGTCTGCGAGCATCAGCAAGGACAACTTCTCCCCCGCGCCTGCCCACTCATACATATGCTCGTTGCTTGTTCCCCCCGTATCATAGAACCTCATTGATGGCCTTGCTCCATACATCTCCATAGATTTCCGGGTGCGATCAAATCTAACTAAGGTGTCTCTACCTGTTTTCTCGTCATCGTCAAGATGGGTTGCTATATACATATTTCCAGCGTTAGAGTTAATTCCCCAAATCCTCTCCCCGGTCCCTTCACTTGTGTCATTCAGAAGAATGGATGGATGAGTATCACTAACTCGTATGTCACCACCAGATACTTCAAGTTTGTCAGAGGGCGACCCTGTGCTCCCGATCATAACATTGCCGGATCGAATGGCAGTATAAGAATGTCCAGATCCTGTGCTTGGAACCACTGTTAGGACGGTGTCAGAGATTGTTCCAGCACTGTTCATATCTGCAAGATACAGCTTCCCGCCATTCATCCCTAAGTCGTATCTTGCGTTGTTGTCGTGTATGGGAGGATCCTCATACCACATGAGAAATGGGGATGCCCCAACAACAGCCAAGTATTCTCCGGCCACGACTCCATCATCCGCTATAATCTCACCTGGAGTTCTAAGGACACGTTCAGTGAAATAAAACGCAGTGTCTGTTATGGCCCCTAAGTCATTTCTTCCATGAACACCAAAGGTTCCATAACCTCCTCCCCCGCTTGTAAAGGCTGAGATAGTCCACATCTTCTCGTTGGCAGGAGCATTGGTATCGATTAGGTAGATCAGAGGGTCGGTGTTCGATGTTACGATATCAGAGCTTGCTATAAAAGTTCCGTCCTCTGCCACCGTAAAAGCGTCTTGCCATCCCGAATTGTAAAATTGAAGTGAAAGAGAACTATCGGAATCGAGTTGCCCGAATCTCCAATATTCTGTGTCATCTATCAAAAACCTAATCTGAGATGTCTCGGCAATATCAAGTTTTGCGTAATTTTTGATTACCATAACTTTTCCAGAATCCACAGTGACACTGTCACCTCTGGTAATCGAAGAACTAACAGCCCAAAGAGTGTAATTTTCATTATTGGAAAATATCCATAATGTCGTTATTATAGATAATAATGCAATGGCTATTTTCTTCATTGGATTCCCCTTTTGGATTACATTATTTGGTCAGCTATTGACCAAGGTATAATTTGTCCAGGTAATATAAACTGTATCTTTCCATCAGAAGCATGGACAGTCCCAACATACCCAACAACCTGAACACGATATCCGGCATTCGGAAGACTGAAACTGTAAGAGCCTGAAGACGAAGATAGGAACACTGGTGCTCCGGCCGAAACGCTACTTGTGTCTACGTCTGTTTTTTCGTAGGACACAAACACTTCTCCCTCAGCGCCTTCGGAGATAGCATCTGGAGCATATGCCATAGCATATTTTGTGGATCCATTAGTATTTCCGGCTATTGCTTTTGTGGCTATTTGCAATCCTCCGGAGGTTGTCCCTGAAAGCCATACGAGAGATCCGGCAGAAATCCCTCCAGTTCCACCAACAACAGTTTTGCTCAGATTTCCATTTATTGTTCCTGATACCACTAGATCTCCAGCAATAGACCAATTCCCATTACTGCCAATCATGTTAGTTTTGTTGTTTTGATCTATGATTCTGTAATGACTACTGTTTAGCCTTATTTTTAAGGCGCTAATGAAATCGTTGCTTGGGGATGCGCTGACAACAAATAACGACCCATCTTGCTCGTCAGATGTTGGTACGGTTGCTGACAGTGGGGTAAAATTGACCTGTTCGGATAACCATAATCGCCCCCATTTTTGGGTGGAATATCCAAGATGTTGCGTAGAACCACTGCCTGGGACCAGATGTACATTAGCTCCCCCTATACTCATTGCTTTGTATGCACCTGATGCCGAATTTATACCAACATAAAAATCCGTTGCACTGCTGAGATACATCTTAGGGGTGCTTCCAGAAGTGCTAGCCCCAACTCTAAATGTAAGACTATCTACCCCAAGAACCCCACCTAATGTGCCAACAATTTCATCTGAACCACCTGACAGATGTGTTGAATTGTGATCATCGGTTGCATATCCAGACATAGAAAACCCAATAAGATCATTACCATTGAGATCGAGATCTTTTTGCATTGTGTAACTTGATCCGGTTCCATATAGAATGTCTGCTATGTGAACTCCGTCCACTTTATCGGCATCGAGATAGGTAACTTTTGTAACATTGGCCGCATAAAGACCCGTTATGGAAAATGGTGGCACCCCACTAACCCATGCCACAAAATTAGCATTAGATCCAGTGGTTGATGTAAATTGAGGACTTCCAGTAAATGAGGGAGATCCTATATACAGTCCACCAGAAATGATTGACGATGAAATGGTCTTATTTGTAAGAACCTGTGAACCAGATGTGGTCACAATACTTGCATATGAAGATCCGTTTGTTGTCAATTGCCAACCTAATGATGAGTATTTTATTGCCGGAGAAGTGGAAACAGAACCTGTATAAGCTATGAACTTGTAATCAGACGGAAGTGGGCTTGCATATCCGATAGCAAAATAAGGCTCTTCTGAATATACATAATCACCAGACACCGCTTTCATCGCAGTATTCAAAGAGAGCGTATTGACAATCGGACTTGTGAGTGTTTTGTTGGTGAGCGTTTGCGTGCTGCTGGTGGTTGCTATATCGTAAAACGTTGAACCGTCATTGGAAAGCTGCCAATCTCCTCCATCAAAAAACAAATTTGCCCAAGAATATCCAGAGCTATAAGCTCTAGCAACTCTAATGCCGCCTGTTGTACTCGAACCTTCGTTGTGTCCGATACTAACATAATCATCCTCTACATTCATATCACCGGCGATGCTACCGAATTCTGCCGATCCGGTAACTGTTAAATCATCACCAATATAGGCGTCTCCAGACAAAAACAAATCCTTCCATCTACAATCAGTAAATCCCAAAGAAATGGTTCCTGCTGTTGCGGGAGATACATTGTGTGAAAATTCGAATTTTCTGTCTGCTACCGCTGTATGTGGGTTTATTTTAACATAATGATCAGAGTTCCCAAATCTAAGTTCTATACTTACATCTTCATCGTCGTAATCAGAGTCAAGAGTAAAGGCTGTATTCATGGTTCCAGATGCATCGAGTGTTCCGCCCTCATGATCGTGGTCAGCTCTAGCCACTTGAGGAGAAACACCGTATAATCCATCATACCCAGCAAACACACTGTCACCAGTATACAATGGAGGAACATCATCATGCCCATCATACAACATGCTTTTAGTTACAACATTATTTTGATTATATCCTATGAAATCGAACCAGCTTCCTCCCGTATGCTGGAATTTCCATTTTACATCTGACTCATCCCACATGATTTTTGAAGAATCATTACCATCACCTCGATAGGCTTCAAATGTTACATCTTCTGGAGTCTCTGCATCCGCGTTTACACGAAGCGTATTACCATCAACTGTCAAAGTATCAACAGAAAGAGTTCCGCCAATAGTCACGTCATCGAATTCAGATGCTCCAGTTACAGATAGACCTCCTCCAATATCAACATCGCCTTCAACGTCAATATCTCTAACCCACAATTTGCTCCATTTATAGGTTGAATTCCCAAGATTGCTAGTGCCAGTAAAATCATAATTCACTATAAACCTATCTTCAGAAGCGTCCCATTGTATGGTCGCCCCACCATACTGAGCTACGCCACGACTAAATACCAAAAATGAATCTTCTCCATCATTCGTCGTGTTATCGTCATTAATAGTCCAATTACCCTTACATCCAGATCCAGGAGTGGCCCCAAGTGTTTGGTATATCTTGGCTATCTGGTCATAGGCATGGGTCTCCCAGTAGGACGCATTGCAATTGGTCCCCAGAGGATCCGTTGCACTGGACGCATCTGTAATATCGGCAAGATTCGCAGGACCAGAATCACCTGATGACAGAGCATACCACTCAAGATAGGTGGCCACTACGCCTCCTCAAACTCAAGGGTGAAAGTTGCCCTGTTGAGGCTCCAATGCCTAGATGCATTCTTAGTTATCCGAATCACTCCGACCATTACACTCGGAATTCCCTCAATCTTGGGCCGGAGAGCAATCATGTAACCTCGTTTTACCCAAGCTTCAAGTGTCCTCATGTCCTGATAGATAGCTACGTCAACATCCCGGAATTCCGCAGACAGGATGAACTTGGGCCTCTCATAGACATCTGTCGTGATCTGTTTCAACGACCCATTGGCAAGCCTGTTCCTCTTCCATATTTCAACCGGCTGAACTTGTATCGTTTCAGGGTCAGGAAAATCGTCAATCATGTAATAGCCATTGGCTTCTTGGGAGGTTCCATGGGCATGTTCGATTACCACGTCGTCAACATCAAAAGCCGTGTTCTGGCCCTGCGTTAGCATTAGCCTAACTATCCATCGGTTTCCTCTATTATATGCTTGCTTTGATGTATCTTCGGCAGAAGAGAAGCTCCACTCGTTGTCGGTGTCCGTATTTGGATAAGCCGACACCAGCGCCTCCCGCTCAGTCCATCCGCTGGTTAGTGTCGTAGCTCCAAGCACCTGCCCCACTAAGAGCCCGTCGGTGTCAAAGCTTCCCAACTCAGCTGCCCCTAAAACAGTGTCAGCATCTCCTCTGGTGATATAGTCGCCAGTAGCATCAGCTATCCCTGCTTGGATGTAGGCACGCTGGTTTACAATGGGGAATCTATCAAAGCACTGCCCAAGTCTATAGCTGCACGAAAATCTCCACCTCCTGACACCTGGTATAAAGCTGTTTACATCGCCAACTCTTTGTAGGTCTTGAGAAGAATTGCCAGCAGTGGAATTGTTGCAATACAGACGAACACCTCGCATGGATTCATAGGAATAATCATCAAGTCCCTGTATTGCAGCATTAGCTGTTAACCATAACAAAGAATCTCTTTCATTATACCTTTTTATAGGACACACACCGAAGGTTTTATTGGATCCAAACGCAACGCTTCTAGCGCTCCATCCAAGCGGAACCGTCCTAATAAGAATCTGGTCCCCCACAGCATAGGTCGCTGTTGGGACCGTCATGTGAGTATTAGAGGCGTATTTCGTAAAAGCCGATATAGTATAACCTGAGATGGTTCTTATAGAAACCTTTTCAATTGTTCCATCATATGTCTCATCGGTTGAAGGTCCCAGTATCAATTCGCTTCCAAACAAAGCATCGGCCGGATTTGGCGTTCCTCCAGAAGTTGTGGGAAGCCATCCATGAAGATAAAACGGACTTAGCATGTAATCAGAACAAATGGATGAGTCTAAGGTTATGGCTGTATCCCAACTCGCCCCTGCTGCTATCCCATCGTATTGAACCCCGAACTTGGCGAACCGATCATAATTCTCGAATGAATCATAGAACGCAACAACACCAAGCTCCCAATTGTCTACCGAAGAACTCATCCTTTGCCCTCGTTCCTCACTTCTCGGCCATCTTGGGTGTTATGGTCCCGAAAATCTTGGAGTGAGTCGCCTCGATCTTCGACTCAATGTTATACCTGGCAACATCCACTCCGGCCCTAGTTAGTTCCTTGACGCCATTTTGCATGACCCAAGTGAACTTCTCCTTACCCTTCCCTTCCCCCTTGAACACAACCTCGGCCGACCGCACAAACCCATCGAGGGTCTGGCTGATCTTCTGTTCCTCCACTATAGATAGTTCGATTCCTATCTTTTTGAACCACCGGATCAAGGCGGGAATAGCAATTGCGGTAATAACAAGAGATATAATCGGAACAAGTAGTCCTGTTACCAGTTCGGAAAGGATTTCTTGCCACATGGTATTATTCTCCTATTCTCCCAACGGCCACTTCTTCCTTCGTGTCTGCCAAAAAAGTTTCTGTAGCACCTCTACATTACGCACCATTCCCCAATCTGCCCCACTTGCCCAGGCGAGCCATCGTCCACTCCTGGTTTACCGAACCTGACTAAACCACAAGTTCGGAAGGCTACCTTTCTTCGGCCATTTTTGACGCTTCAACGAGATTAGCCGCAAGCGGTCTTACAATCTCTCCACGCCCGTTTTTTACTTGGTCGGTGAACCCGCCCCCGCCCAAGATACTTAATACTTGCCTTTTGATGTTTAGGTAGGTTTGTGGCGATAAAGTCAGTTATTCGGAAACTGTTCCCACCTCCTCTGCCGCCATCGCGGCCCTGAAACTGCGGTAGCACTGCGCGACTGCCGCCACGTCGGCCCGATGCACCGTGTAGCGCCCCTCTCCCCTGCTGATGGCTCCCGATCCGGCCTCGGCGAGCGTAGCGCGCCACAGGCGCCGCGTGGCCGCGTCCCAGGCATCGTAGCCCACTATCACCATGTCCACGTAGAGAGGATCCCTGGAGGCTCCTGGGGAGCCTGGAGACGCGACCTCGATGTCGAGCCCGGCGAGGGATGAGTCAGCGTCCACAGCGGCCTGGAACGCCATCGCCAGGGACTGAGACGCGAGGCTGTCGGCGCGGGCCATGGCTGCTGCGGCTGCGGCCCGCTCCGCTGCGACCTCCACGGCAAGCTCGGCCTGGGCCTGGGCCAGCGCCACGGCGGCCGAGTCCTGTTCTGCCGCTACCTCCGGGACCAGAAATGCCTGGGCCTGGGCCAGCAGAGGCGTTGCGAGTATCAGTACGACTACGATGAGCCTTGTCATGTCTCTCCCCCGCGTTACGGGTTGCCTGCCTCTGTAGCGCCACTGCCGATGTCCTCAAGCGCGCCGTAGATCGTGCCGGTAATGCTGACGCCCGCCGCGCCGCTGGTAAGGTGGATGTTGCCGGTCACGTCACCCCCAACCACTCGGCTGGAGTCGCCAGCTGCGGTCAGAACCAGGGGCGTGCCGCCGGACGAAAACACCGGGCTGATGAGGCTGGCGCGTCCCGCCTCAATGCTGACACCCCGGTCGTCGGCGTCCGCGATCCGCAGATTGCTGGCGACGAAGAACCTCCCGGTCACGACCAGCCCGTCGTCGTCAGAGTCCCGCACCACCACATCCTCAGCCGTGCCGTGGGCGCCCTTCCACCTGATCGCGGGCTTGCCGCCACCAGCGCTGCCTGGCGCGGTGTAGGCGGTCAGCCCGGAGATGGTCACCGAGTCGCCCGTTACGGTCACCGCTGCGGTGTCCGTGCTGGAGGCGTTGCCGATCACCGTCCCTGGCCCGCTCCCCCGCAGCGTCATGCCCACAGGCACGCTCGTAACGGGGTTCGGCAGGTAGCCCCGCGCGATCTCGACCACCCGCCGCCCGACGTTGCTCGCCGCGTCGATGGCGTCCTGCACGGTCCAGAAGTCTCCGCGCCCGGCAGAGTCCACCACGGCCGCCTCGCCAATCGTCGGCTGCTCGTAGTCGTAACGCGCCATGGCCAGGTCCACCAGGCGCGGGTCCGGGATCACCGACTTGAGCCCGGTCGAGCCACCGAACACGTAGCCGCCGCCCAGGCTATCGACCCCGGCGATGCGCCAGAAGTCGCCATCAGCCAGCGTGCCGCAGGACGCGCACGTATCCGTCTTGACCACGGCGCCCCACTTGTCGCGGATCTCAATGCTGTTCGGGTGGACGAGCATCACGTCGCCCGTCGTCTGGTTCACCTTGACGCGAGTGGTGTTGGCGGTCAGGAGCGTGTCGACGTATGGGCTCTGGATGAATCTTTGCATCCTGTCGTATTCATCACCCATTTGCTCGGCCGTCATCACGTATGGCAGGATCTTGAGGTTTGTCATTTCGCCAGCAAACGACAACTGCCATGAGCCACCCCACAGAGAGCCTATTGTAACAGGGGCTGCGGTGTTTTCCATTGCAGTGTATGACAGGTAGTCTCCGCTGGTGTCATCAACCCGACGTCCGTCAATGTAGATGGCAAACCCAGAGCTTGCAGCGTTGCCGCTATACGTGGCAACTACGTGCTTTAGCATCCCTCCGTAAGGATAGAATGTGTTCCATCGCCTACCAATGCGCGCCCCAGTGCTATTGTCCCATGCGTAGAACGACAACAGCCCGGAGCCATCGAGGTAAAACTCCCACTCCAGCATGTTAGGAGCGACGAGCTTGTCCACGATCACGCGGTTTGCTTCAAGCCCCGACGACGGCTTTAGCCAAACCGAGATCGAGAAGGGGCGATCCACAGAGGCATTACCAAACGACAGACTGTCGTGGTCACTGACATAGATCCTGTCGCTCGTCCCGTTAAATGTCCAGTAATGTGACCCCGGCGCACTTGCGCTCGCCGTAAACGTCGGCAAGTCGCTGCTGTCTGCCCGCGTCTTTACAAGCCCGCGTCCACTCACATCTGCCGTGCCGCCTCCAGCCCACGCCGCCATCACGTTCCCGTGCATGACCGGGGAGACGTAGCGGTTGTTGATCTCCTGCCTGCTCCCGTTCGTATTGTCCCCCACCTTCAGGTCGCGGATCGTCAACCCGCCCATGCCACCGTACATGATGCGTGGCGCATCTTGGCCTGATCCAGACATGCCTGGCAGAAGTGCCAAGGCATGTCTCTCGGTCGGCACTCCACGAGTCGCCAGTTCCTGGTCCCAGGTCCACGAGTCGCCAGTAATGGCCAAGGCGCTTTCGCGCCAGGATAGTGTCGTGGTAGCGTAGACTCCGCCACGGTTAGCGCCAGAGGCACCCTCCCAAGTGATTGCCCCCACAGCCAAGACCGATGCGTCAGATGACACAGAAACTGAGGTACCGAAATAGTCGCCATCTGCGGCATCAGCGGCCTCTATTACTGATCCGCGCTGCACCCAAGCGGACCCGCTCCAGTCGTAGATGTAGACTCCACCTCGATCTTCGCCAGAAACACCTTCCCAAACGATTGCCCCCACAGCCAGGACCGAGGCGTCAGATGATAGGGAGACTGAGCGGCCGAACTGGTCGTCGTCTGCGGCATCATCAGCCTCTAGTACATCTCCGCGCTGTACCCAGGCGGACCCATTCCAGTCGTAGATGTAGACTCCACCTCGACCTGTGCCAGGGGCATCTTCCCAACCGTTTGCACCTACAGCCATGACTAAGGCGTCAGATGACACAGAAACCGACATACCGAACTGGTCGCCATCTGCGGCATCACCAGCCTCTATTACTGCTCCGCGCTGTACCCAGGCGGAATCACTCCAGTCGTAGATGTAGACTCCGCCACGGTTAGCGCCAGGGGCATCTTCCCAACCGCATGCACCTACAGCCAGGACCGAGGCATCGGATGACAGGGAAATAGAGATACCGAAATAGTCGCCATCTGCGGCATCACCAGCCTCTATTACTGATCCGCGCTGCACCCAGGCGGAATCACTCCAGTCGTAGATGTAGACTCCACCTCGATCTTCGCCAGGGGCATCTTCCCAACCGCATGCACCTACAGCCAAGACCGAGGCGTCAGATGACAGGGAAATGGAGGCGCCGAAATTGTCATCGTCTGCGGCATCATCAGCCTCTAGTACATCTCCGCGCTGTACCCAGGCGGACCCATTCCAGTCGTAGATGTAGACTCCACCTCGACCTGTGCCAGGGGAACCCTCCCAGCCTTGTGCCCCTACAGCTAAAACCGAGGCGTCAGATGACACAGAAACCGACATACAGAACTGGTCATTGTCTGCGGCATCAGCAGCTTCAAGTACTGTTGATGCAAGCGCCACAACCTGGTGGTCGTGCAACCCGCGCATGGCCATCGCACCGGTCGTGTTACTGCGAGCAACGCGGGCTCCCGTAGCATCAAAGCCAAGCCACGTCAGACCGCCAGTCGTCGGCGTCACCGTGTATTGCAGCCGCCTGCCCAGCGCATCGACGTGAAACGGCCACGGCGAGCGCATCGCTGCGACGGCGTTGACGGTGTTGTTGACGAGGGCGGGAGAGGAGGACATGAGCGTCCATCCAGCCGAAGAATTGCGAGCAGCCAAGGCCCCGTTGTAACGATAATGTCCGGCAGTAGTCCAGGCATTCACGGCATCAAAAAGCTCGTCGATGGCTAAGAAGCCCATGTTCGACAAGCCGCCGGTAGTTATTACGCCATCATTCCATGCCACATCCGTTAAGCCAGCTACGCCAGAAATGATATTGTTAGAGCCAAACACGTACGACCTCACCGGCGTCACGCTCGGGTTCAGCGCATCGAGCCACCGCAGCGTATCGCCCGCCGTGCTGACGCCGAGGATGGCGAGATCGGGCACCCGCGTGCCGTCGGTGCGCCAGAGCGAGGTGTTCGTCTCGGCCGCTCGGAATGCGTCGTAGCTCCAGACCTGCGCCGGGTCGTGCAGGTTGACGGCGACCAGGCGCTTGACGCTGCTGGCGATGGTGGTATCGGTGAAGCGGAGACGCGCACCACTAACTCCAAGTCCACTATTCCCAAGCGCAACAAGGCTGCTAATCGCGGTTAAAGAATCAAGATCTGTTCTTCCGGAGATTCTCGCCTTGGCTGTTGTTGTGGACGAGTCGGCGGGATTGCCAACTATAAGCTTCGTAGTGATGGCATTCCCGGTGATGAGGGAATCGCCCTCGGTGGTCTTAAACCCGTAGGGAGCTATTACTGTTCTGGCCGTCAGTATGGACGTATCGGTGGCCAGCAACAATCCTCCCATGACTACAATTGCCCACCACCATCCAATCTTCTTAGCACGATCGATCATTGTCCCCGTTACCTCTCGAAGGTTTGGAAACCGGCGAACTCATTCCCGTCTTGTTCGTCAGAAGGATCTGATCCCCACTTCCAACGAGGAACCTGATTGGTGACATCGGGCCAAATTCTGATATCGCCCCACCTCCCAGGCGCATCCCAAGTAACGCTCCCCCAAGGACCTGATCCTCCGGCCCCCAATCCGAAATAGGTTGATCCATCATTGGATGCTTGAATCTCGCCAGTTGCTGAATCATACTTGATTCTTGGATTAGAAGCTCCTGATCCAATATCAAGAATCACATGGATATCTTCATCCAAGCCATTTCCGGCAGCAAAGCTATAGGCCATTACCTAACCTCACCAGGGTAATAGTTCCCAGCCCTAATAACCCATGTGTAATTTCCCTCGGCTGGCTTATCGGCGTCGTTCACCTTGTATCTTGCCACGCCATCCTCGTAGGTATCTGGAACCCCTGAATTAGACATATCAGAGAAGTATGGAATCGAATCATCTGTTTCGCTTTCAACATGGACATCGACACTTCCGTCGTCATCAAGTCCAAATCCATGTAATCCATATCGAATGGAATCAGGCAAAACATCAATTGCGTAGGCGTGCCTATCGGATCTTTGGGTTAAGGTGGCTATGGTTCCTGGTATATACTCCGGGAAACCCGCTCCAGCTTCCGTGGCATCAAGGTGTGTTGGAAGAAACGTCGTGAAAGAGTCATAATAAGTTACGGCCATTTCACGATGCTGATAAGTTTCACTTGGATCTTCTCTAATCAATAATACAATTGATGCATCACCTCCAACGCCGTAAGAGCATTTATTTATGGTGCATCCAGTTTCAGATGATGCTGATACATAGACAGCTTGGTCGCTTCCATCCATCACCTCCACTCTGGCGTTAGTTATCGAGGAGGGTATGGTTCTTCCTAAGTCATCCGTTGCAAGAGCCCCGCTTCCAAACGTCAGAACCGTCTCTCCGGTTATGGTTAAAGTTTTCCAGTAGGTTTCGAAATCTTCAGCAGCGCCAGTGTATATCAGGAGGTCGACCTTACCGTCGGCGTCCCCGCCATAGGTTCTCTTGTATATTGTGAATCCAAATTGATCAATACTTGTTGGATCTATGTAAGATTGTCTATCTAACCTATTTAGAAATATGATTTTAGGATTAGTCAAAGATGCAGGAAGAGCGATCTCTTTATGATGATCAGTAAGATCGCTCCAAGCCACCTCTGTTCCCGTGATACTTGTTACATCAAGGCCTCTGACAAAATAAGTGATTCCATTAGCGCCGTTCTTTGTCGCCGGACTAGAATCAATCCTGTGGCTAAAGCGCCTATATTCATCCTCCGAACTCGGGTCTCCCACGGAGGTGGTAATGGTGTCGTGGTCGATTACCACCGTGTCATCATTAGTATATATCAACCGGAAATTAAAATGAATCCAGTCACTCCCAGGATCGCTTGGTATATACCAAGTAAACTCGGCTCCGTCCCAAGTATCAAAATAGGTATTAAACGGATCGATCAAAATGGGTGGGGCAGGAAGCATGTTTATGGAGATGGCGCTTGCCTGATGCCATTCTCCATCTGCTGTTCCATCATTGGCTCGCACGCGTATCAACACAGAGTCGTTAGCGTAGGCACTTGTTAGATCTGACGCAGAATTCCAAACAAATATACTCGTGCCTTCGGATAACCCGGACACTCCACTATGATCCGGATCGGTGTCAAGCGCACAACAGTCAAGCCATTCCTCTCCATCGTCAACACTATACTGCATATCCACAGAGAATTCTGTAACACTCTCGCAGTAAGTTGTTATTGTGTATACTATGTCTATAGGCGATCCATAAACAGAATCAGAAAGAGGGGCTGTGATATTGCATATTGGAAGCATGTCAACTTGAAACGGAGAAGACTCTTCCCATTCTCCGTATCCAAATCCACTATTAGCCCTAATCTTAATTTTGATCCCAACCTGACTATAATCTTCACCCAAATCAGCAACACTATCCCACACAAAAACCTGTCCACCTAAACCTAAATAAACAACCCCCGTATGATCTGGATCAGAGGCGTCAGCAGTACACGAACTCCATGACTCGCCTCCATCCTCGCTATATTCAACCTCAACACTGAACAAAACATTTGTTTTCAAACAAGATATGACATACGATATGTCTACCGGCTCTCCAACAACTCCCCCATTAGGAGCAGATATGGAGATAGAAGGAAGTAAGTTTACAAAAAATGAATCACTTTCAATCCAATCATCATAATTTGCTCCGTCATATGATCGCAATCTCAAAACTACACTTCCATCATAGCCCTTTCCAACATCTTCTTCTGCGTCCCACATAAACACGTGACCTGTCCCGTCATCATCAGCAGATAGCCCAATAAGTCCTTCGTGGGAGGAGCTACTAGAGTCTCCTGAACAAGTATAGAAATCTTCTCCGCTATTTATACTGTATTCCATTTCGATAGAAACATCAGACAATCCAACATCTGACTCAAGTACATACAACACCGGAACAGGAGTTCCAAGTGTAACCCCTTCAGTTGGACTAGTAAACGAGGTGCTCTTCACATTGCTCTTATATACTTCTCTGGTTCTTGATTCGGATTGTCCCTGATAGGATATCAGCATGCCATCACGCCGTCCCGTTGTAAGCCATCTCTTTTGCTACACTCTGGGCCACGCTCTTGGCCAAGGCCTCTGGACCATCTTGGCTCACGTAAACATCTCCCCCATTCGATATACTTATGGTAGGAGCTATGGTATATTGAGTTGGGCCACGGTTAATAGTAGTTCCAAAACTCCTCGATCTGCGAGCTTCTCGTTTCTTTTCGTCATCCCCACCGAATCCATTAATCATCTGAGCAATTCCACCGATAATACCAGGTGCCGCCAGCGCAACTCCAACGGGACCACCCGCTGCCATCCCGGCCTGTATACTGGTTGCTATCTGCCCGGCCCCACTGATGAATCCATTCATGACTCGAAGTTCTTTGTCAAGGTTCATCCCCATCTTCCTCGCAGCTTTACTTATATTGCCAAACTGTGATGTCCACGCTTGGCCAACCTCATTCATTCTGGTAATCCATTCAGTCTTATCCATGACATCATCAACTCTAAGCTGACGAGCCTCGGCTTTTTTACCTCTCCCGGCTTTTTTGTTGATTGAGTCGAGTAGTGTTTGACCCTGTTTGTTCAACTGCCCTTCTTCACCACTTTGGAAGTCAGGATTAGCTCTTATTCTCGCCTCAAGATCCCCCCTTCTCTGATCTATGTTTCGCGAACTGATACTTGTTCTCATCTCAAGTGGCATCGATGATCCAAGCTCTTGACTCCACTCTGTCATTGTTGCCAGACTCTCTCTGGACTTCTCTATTACATTTCCAAGGTAGCCGATAATCATTTGGTTAAACTTTTCTTTGAACTCAAGAGTTAGTGTTGCTATTTTTTCGTCCGAAAAATCTTCACTACTTCCAAGTTCAGCAGCTTTTATCTGTGTTTGTATATATTCGTCGCGACGTGCATTAAGACTGTCAACTGTTGCGACACCAACTCCAGAGTTTTTTGCAATTCCAATTTGCTCCTGCAATTTCAACTCGCTACTACTCAGTGCATTATTGGCCATTTCGTTATTCATTGGACTGACAATGGCTTGGTTGAGCTGTTCGTATCTTTGTAAAGTAAGGGCTATAGCCTCTTTGCTGTATTTGGATATTATTTCAAACCTTTCTGTTTCTGCTTTTGCAAGCTCTTCGGTGTGCTCCTTTTCTGCAATTGCTATGATTTCCCCGTTGCCGTTTGCGTTTTTCTTTGCTTCCGCCAGTTGCTGTTCGGCAAGAAGGACAGCCATTTTGTATGACTCTTGCCCATATGTATCCAACTGACTTCCAAGCGTTTGATATATATTCCCCATCTCTGAAGCCGTAGCAGTGGATATGCTGCTTATTGTCTTAGATATGTCCCTTGCACTTTGACTGAAGTTAAATTCACTCGCAGCGATACCTTCTGGGGCATTTGGCGTAACAGCGGCCCCTGCCTGCGTGGCAAGGGTAGAAGTGGTAGCCGGGGCCGAGGCGACGGGGGCAGGGGCTGCGGGAGCCACAGGAGAAGAACTCGCTGCTATAGTTTCCGGAGCAGCTGGCGACCCTGTCTCTGCGGCAGCCGGGGTCGGGGCGACGGAGGCAGCCGCCACGGTAGCCACAGGAGAAGAACTCGCTGCCACAGCTTCCGTATCAGCTGTCGGATTATATGCATTCCGTATTGATTCTAACCTCTCATTCAGTCTTTCTGTCACCTGATCCAGAAGCGTGTGGGCATTAGGAAGGGTCCCAGCTTCCTCGAACATTTTAAGCAAAGTCATTTGTTGATACTCATCCGGATCCTTGCCTGTCAGCATGTCCCACGAAGCGCCACCATTCCGACCGAACATCGCTTCTATCTTCTTGACCCTCTGTTTGTCAGTATCATGTGCATCCATATCTATACCGGCAACGGATTTGTCATTAAGAAGCCGCAGGATTGCGTCAATATGTCTCCCGCCTTGGGTAGGACTGTTCCACCCAAAGTGTTCGTTGTTTAGTAAATAGTCTTGACTTACCCCACCCTCATTAGCAGCCATACTTAAAACTTGCTGGGCCTTGCGGTTTTCCGTATCAAACACAAGCCTTCCCCCAGCGTTTCCTAAAAACTCATTGGTATCCGGGTCTCTCTTGAACATCTCCCCTAAGTATGCAGTCCTTATTTCATCATCTCTCTTAATCCTGTCCTGAGTACTTTTATACTCAGCTATAAGAGTCTGATTCTCTGGAGAAGAAGATTTCACCCACAACTCGCGCCAATTCACGGACTGGAGAGCTTGATTTAGAGCTTGATATGTCTCTGCGGCGGCCGGGGTCGAGGCGACGGAGGCAGCCGCCACGGGAGCCACAGGAGGAGAACTCGCTGCCAGAGTTTTCGGAGCAGCTGGCGACCCTGTCTCTGCGGCAGCCGGGGTCGGGGCGACGGAGGCAGCCGCCACGGGAGCCACAGGAGGAGAACTCGCTGCTATAGTTTTCGGAGCAGCTGACGACCCTGTCCCTACGGTGGCCGCAGATGGCAGCTTAAATGCCGCCTGTATTGATGCTCGAACTCTATCCGCCTCTCTCTGGGCCGAGGCTTGCTTGAGGAACAGTTCGATAAGGCGGTTTGTCAGGTCGATTTCTTTCTGGAGCAGGCTTAGTTTCTTTTGTCCGGCCTCTATTCGGAGTCTGTCTGATACAGACTCAATCTGTGCCTGTCGCTGCTCTTCGTTAGTGCGAAGCTGCGTCAGCATCAAAATGGTTCTATCAACCATTTCCACTTCTCTCAACCTACGCAATTCTGTTTCCGTTATACCCTCTCTACCCTCCTGTCTACTAACACTTGCAAGATGTCGTTCAAGGTCTCCAACGGTGACGCGATTCATATCATCTATCAATTTCCCGTCTTGTCCTCTCAATACGTTTCTAAGCTCTTGAAATTCATTTTCAATAACATCTTTTCTTGCGTCTGCCACTCTCTGTATTGCGGATATGTTTTCATTTATAAGCCGCTCTACGTTTATTGTTTCCACGCGGTTTTTGCTCACGGAACGCAGACTATTATTAAGCAATCTGTCTGCCTCAGCTTGAATTTGCTGAACCTTGGCACTGAGAATACGACCGTCCTGCTTTGCGTCAATTGCCTCTATCCCGAGGCGGTCCTGAGTGTGATATATATCTATGGCTTCATTATGTGCGTCACCTATTCCTGTTCCTTCGAAGTTTACTCCTGCCTGAGTCATTGAGGCTTTAATTGCAGCCATTCTCTTTTTGTGCTGTTCCATTGCATTGGCATATTCGCCATTAAATATTTCGATTCCCTCCTCTGCTATTCTATCAAAAATACCAGAAACATCACCAAGTCCCAACAAGTTCCCTCTTGTTACCATGGCTGCATCAGATAACTCAAGAAGACTCTTGTTAAGAGCTTTGGCTTCAACCTCAGACAGAACGCTCTCCACAGTGACGGCTCTTTTCAATAAATCACGAGCAAGCTCCGGGTTTTCTGCAATTGCTTTTTCTGTTATCTCTCTGTTCATTTCTCTGGCTTTTTTAAATAGCGGTCTCAATTCTTCGACCCACCTATTTGCAATTATACTAATATCACTAATATTGTCACCGGCAGCTTCTATCAATCTTTTGTTACGATTTTGAATTTCGTCATATTCTCTTTGCAAAGAAGACAGGGAGTCTCCATACGTCGCCCTCATAGCTGCGTTTGAAATGGTGTGTCGACTATCAAACCTGTTACTACTTCTAGTAGCTTGGTTTCTCTTTTCAATAACTGATTGCGAAGTGAGAGCAGTCAAAGGACTTCCATTAATTCCAGCGTTGCTTGCCTGCTCTAAAAGAAGTCTATCGGTTTTTCCCATTGCTTCCAATATAAGCAATTCGCCTAACTTAGCTGCGCCACCTATTGCACCTACAGCCCCCTTGAACAGCAGGGAGTTTGTTATCATCTCTCCAAAAGCCTTGTTCGCCCTCTCGACAGCCACGGCCATCTTGTCTACACTTCCGGCCGCTGTGTTAGACATGCGAGCAGCGTCACCTTGGAAAACGGTTGCCTCCTTGATAATTCCCTGAGTAATCAACATGACTTTTTGCTGCTCGGACATAGCCTCTGTGTTCAGCCCATAAAGAGCAGCCTGCTCTTTCAGGATGTTGGATATATTCTTTGTTATACCTGCGTTGTCCACCATTCTTGAAATCATGTTTTTAATACCATCCGTAGCACCGACAATAGCCTCGCCATATTCAAGGGTTCCTTGACGATTGAACGCAGCAGCATCTCTTAAAGCATTCAGTGTTTTGATGGATTGATCAAGACCAATTCCAGTAGACATCAAATTACGCAAAGCCTTCGTGGCATCGGTTAGCTTGAAGATGCCATCCGAGGTGAGATTCGACACAGCTACATGCGTCTGTTCGGTGGATACATTGAACTTATGGCCCATACTTATGGTGCCCTGAATAGCCTCTTCGTATTCAATGTAACTATTCATGGAATTCCTAATAGCATTTACCAATGGCCTGGTAGCAAAAGCAGCCAATAGGGCAAAGTTCCTGAATCTCGATATCGCAAGCCATGCACCCTTGGCGGCATGAACAAGACGGAGCATGGCTTCGCTCTGTTCACCAAATACGCTATTGTATTTATCCGCAGCCTTAACGAGATCTTTCTCTTCTTCAGAAAGCGACTTATGAGTTCTGTGTCTGTCAATTACAACCTTCATAAGTCTTTTTTCTGCCATCGTAAGTTCGTCAAGAGATCTTACTTTTTGAGCTAAGGTTGATATGAGTTTCTTTTCACTCTCATTAAGTTCTACGTTCTGGCCAATCTGCTTTATTACAAGGTTTGTTTGCCTATTAATAGCATCTTTATCACTTTTCTCTTTTGTTTTCCTCGCTGCTGAGTGTATTTTTTCTAAACGATTCTGATACTCTATATCAAGCGCCATCCTCCTTTCGGCAGCTTGCTGAAAAGTAATAAGCTCCTTGTCCCTAGCAGACGAGATTTCGTCAAGTCTGGCTTTATGGTACCTTTTCAATGCACCAACAGCTCTTGCTGTAACTTGGCCACTCCCCTCCGCAAGCGGAATAGCCTTCTCTGCTTCGGCCAAGGTTCTCTGTGTGTCTTCGACGTTATCAATAAGAGTTTGGTTGACTTTCTTGGCCTCAGCAACCCTCTGATTACTATGCTGCTTCTGGATAGCTGCGAGGCGATTGTTGGCCGCCGTCTCAACATTAGCCAGATCCGCCCCACCGCGCTTCGCAAGCTCAACCTGCTTATCGTGAAGCACCTGGGATGCCTTGATAGCATTCTGAACATTCTCGGACCGGGACTTCTCATCCGTAGACAAAGAGACAGCCTTTACCGCCTCTCGATATCTCTCCCTCGCTACCTTGATCTCATCAACCAGTTCCTTGTTATCCCTCCTCGCAGCCTCCATCCTCCGGCGAGCCCCAGTTTCCTCAAGGGTGAGCATCCGGCTTTGATGGGCTCGTTCGACAAGCTCTATTTGCCTCGCTGCTTGCTCCTGGGAGATCTTGCCATCCTTTGCAAGCGCCTCAAACATAGCCTTCCGTCTGTTGGCATAATCTTCAGAGGCCTGCCACCCAGCCAAAACAGCTTCGTCGCTACCATCTCTATGCCGAATCTCCTGGCTGGCAACGGTCAGCGTGCCTTTGGAGATATCACTCTCACGCCGGAGATTGTCTAATCTATTTCTATGTATACGATTATCAGATTGCTTTTGGGCAGCCTCAAATCTCGACAAAAATAGAAGCCGTTCGTTCTCAACTCTCTTTGCAAGCTCCTCATTTAGCGACTTCTGTGCTGCTGGTGTTATTTGCCCTCCTGTCTTAGCTTTTGTATAAACCCTCTTCATTAGTTTTTCATATTCGGTGAGACTTTCAAGTGTTGCCTTTCTGTCTTCGTCAGTTAATGTTCGAAGAGAAACGGCTGACGATTTCTTGAAAGAAGCGTAGGTAGCACCAGCCCTTTTTTCAAGCTCTATACGCTCTTTTTTACGTAACGCAAGCCGCTCGGCAATGTTCTTCTTCTGCTGCGCTTCTATTTTCCCGACAGACCTCTCTGATGCATTTATTCCAGCGGTTAATGTTTTTATTTCTGATGACAATCCTTTAATTTCGTCTGCACTCTCTTTGGTGAGTCCCTGAGTAAGACCAAATTCTTTCTTTAGCTCTTTTGCAGCCGCCGTTGCTTTAGTGATAGCTGCTGATAATTGGTCTCCATAAGTAGATATAGCTTCTACCTCACTATCTAATCCAGTTTCTTTTTCAAGTTTTCCGACTGTTACAATAAGCTCATCATACTTTTTCTTAAGCTCTGTCAAGGTTGCCAGCGCAGCCTGAGCCTCAAGAACAAATCTCAAACTTGTGGTCGGATTAATTCCTTCTGCCATTCCATTTACCTCTTCGAGTGCTCTTCTGCCTTGCGCTGAGCTTCTTCCATGGCGTTGCGCTCATACATATTTTTGGTGCCCCTAACAATCGCGAACGCCTCAAGAAGATCTGTTAATTCGATGTCGAACCCCAGGACTTGACTTCTAATCTCTGGATCATTAATGTTTACGTGATATTGGGTAACCTCTGATTCCGCCTCGATCAGTTTTTCGGCAACCTCATCAACGAATGCCTCGATACACACCGGCTTGAAAGTAGTTGTCATGATTTGATAAGCGGAATATTCAGGAAGGGCAAGTTGTAGGTTCCACAATTCCATCAACAATCCATCTTCATCAAGTTCCCTATGCTCTACTACAGGATGTTTCGTGGCATCAAGCTGTTGACGTCCATTGTCGTCGAACCGGGGGATTGGAATCACGGGATCCCCCATGGTCTCCATGAGTTCTGGGTATCTGTAGCATACCCGTTTCTCAAACAACTTCTTCTTGTAGCATACAGCACAGGAGAAGTCCTTCATACGTGATGCCCGTTCGGTTTTCCACATCACGTACCAGGTTAACAGCTCTAGCTTTTTTTTAGCCCCGCAGTGAGTGTGACGGGGTCATTCACGGCATTCGCCAGTTCCATGAGAACTGAGTTGGGAAGATCTCTGGCAACCTCGACCAGCAGTTCTGGGGTATCGATCACATCGATGAACCCCCTCTCATTAGCTCTCTCGAAAATGGCCGGGTGGGTCTCGTAGAAGTCGTCACTGAAGGAGTAATTCTCGATCTTCTTGCAGTAGTCCAGAAACGACTCCCTATCCGCCTTGTCCATAGCCAGAGGATCCATGTCTCCAGATCGATTGTCCCTCATGGCTCTGGAATACTTGATGCTTGACTTGTTTGCCCGTTCGTGATTGCGAGGAACCAGGTAGAAAACCGTCTGAAGCTCAGAGGCTTCCGCCCGATCCATCTCGCAGATGTACGGCTTAGGCTTGCTGCCAATCCCCTTCATTTTCTCTCTCCTTGCGTGAAGTTTATGTTGTGTTACGTGGGCCTTGTTCCGGCGTAGGTGAGACCAGTATGTTCATACCACTGCATCTTAAGGGCTTTCTGGACTACAGTGTTGCCTTCACGGATATCAGCCCCAGTGAAGTTGATGGTCAACATGGTTTCGTCGGCATTCTCATCAGGAACCCCCTTCAGGAGTGCCCCGATCCCAATATGAACATCACCTTCATTATGACTCGCGTCGTCTATGTCAACCATAGACCCCATAGTAGCTGTCGACACACCTGTTCCTGGGGCAACATTCCATGCATTGTCTGTTTGTGGGAACCAGAACAAATTGATCGGAAGCGGGATCACTGCTTCGGAGTCGTAGGAAAGCAAGTCCGCAAGATAGGTTCCCCCAACTGTCCCACTACCGTAAGGAATGCTAATGCTACCCTCGACCGTGTAACCACCCACAACAAATCGACGCGGGGTTCGGCTGTTATACCGAACAGGAATCATATTAGCCGTTACCGTCAACTCGAAGTTGGTGGCTTCAACAGCGTAGTGAGCACTGACAGTATCACTGGGAGTAGCCATGTATCCTATGGTAACAAAAGCATCCTGCCACATGAGCGGGTTTATCTCGGGATATTTTACCGAGATCGCCGTTCCTACGGAATCAGTGATTCCTGTTGCTGGTCCAGAAGATCCGAACTCATTATGAAAATCATGAGTAGAATACTGCCTGCCCATGATATCAAAAGTGCACTTGAGAGGTTCGTTCTCTGAACCAGACAATACCATCCTGGTTACCACCCCATCAGAAATCACTTCTCCCAATGGGAAATCCTGAGTCTTGAATGCCGAAATGAAGTAGTAAGGAGTTGCGTCATCTTCGGCGTCCTGAAACTGGAATACCATGTTCTTCGTTGTGGCCCCGTCCTCAAACCCCCGCTGAAACAGTGCAGCCAAAAACGGAAGTGCTGTATGTCTCTCGAAGTCAAACTCGAACGAGGTAGTAGGGGCTATGATGCCCTTCAGGAAGTTGTACCCCGTACCAGCCGTGGGAACTGGGGTTCCAATGGCTTTGTTATATTCGTTGATTTCCTGCCCCATCTCAAACACAGGACGATTAGTGACAGGGACTCCAAACATCTCAGAGGTCCTCTTCCAATAATTGGTTCCATCCATCGCATACGGAAGAGGAATTCCAAGTGTTCCAGTGCCATCAGCACCAGTGCAGAACAAATCGCACCCATAGGTGGTCAAAACCCCTGCATTGGTGACACTCGCAGCGGTGGCACTTGTATCAAACAAGTCGAGATCAAGACCCTCTCTTACAGCCACTCCATACATTTGGTTCCAAGGGACAACGACGCCCATGATCCACGCTCCTGTTCTTTTAGGTTATTACCTTGTGAAGTAGTCGTGAGCAACCGTGTCTAGCCAAGACAAGCGGAAAGCTTTGGCTGTCACCGTGTTGCCAGATCGAATGTCCGCTCCGGTGAAGTTGAGCGTGATCATGGTCTCATCAGCATTCTCGTCAGGGGCAGCCTTGGGCAACGCCCCAACTCCAATGTGCAAATCTCCAACAGCGTGATCTTCATCGCTTACACTTCCATACTGCATATTCCTCAAGTAGCCCATGTCCGTTGTGTCAATACTCGTTCCAGGTACCGTAGTCCCAACGGCTGTCAGAAGAGTCGAGCTACTGAGCCAGAATATATCAATCGGAATGGGCCTGATTACACTTGTGTTTTCCATAATCAACTCAGCCAAATAAGTCCCCCCAACCGTGGTTGATCCATAGGGGAACGAAATACTTCCCTCTACAGTATACCCGGACACCACAAACCGTCTGGGCATTCTGCTATTGTTTCTAATCGGAACAAGATTAGCTGTAACCGTAATCTCAAAACTCGAAGCTTCGACAACAAGGTGACTTTGTATCGTGCTTTCGAGTGTGGCACCATCAAGATAGTTACCAATGCACACTATGCAATCCTGAAACATCAAGGGGTTTATCTCGTTATATTCAATACCAATGTGATCATCTGCTGTCACAATTCCAAGAGCCGGGGCAGTCCCGGCTGTCCCAAATTCATTCGCAAAATCATGAGTGGAATACTGTCGGCCCAACAGATCAAAGGTACACTTGATGGGCTCATTTTCGGTTCCAGACAACACCATTCTGGTTACAATGGCGTCCGAAATGAGTTCGCCATAAGGAAAATCTTGAGTCTTGGCAACCGACAGGAACTCACTTGGAGTCGGAGCAGCGGCACTGGTGGGACACTGGAATAGATACTCCTGACCATCATACGCTACGAGTCCACCAACGTCGAACTTGGTAATTGATGCCCCTCTTTGGAATGTAGCAAACAAGAAAGGCATCGCGGTATACTTCTCGAAGTCAAACTCGAACGAGGTCGTCGGGCCAATACTCCCCTTCAGGAAGTTATAACCTGTTCCTGCTGTAGGTACGGGAGTGCCAATGGCCTTGCTATACTCATTAACTTCCTGTCCCATCTCAAACACAGGACGGTTAGTAACAGGAACTCCAAACACCTCGTCAGCATGAGCCCAGCTTGTCCCTGTCGGTATCCCATAAGATCCAGCAGGAGTATCGGGGTCTCCAGGACAAAACAACCATCTACCTTGAGTACTAACAACTCCAGCATTAGTGACAGTCGCCATGTCTGTCCCTGCGAGGTGCTCACTCAGGTCTACATTCCGGCGCAACGCAACCGCATACAGTTGATTCCAAGGGACTACGGTTCCCATAACGTCTGTTCCTTTCCGGTCTTAGCCGCCCTGTGCGTGATGGCTCTTTATGGTGATGGTTACCGTTGTCCGGTAGATGGGTTTCCCCCCCATCCGGTAAACATCAAATACGGTTTGTTCCAATGCGCTGAAGTAAGAGGTTCCCATCCAGTTCCCCTCTTCTTGGAGCGCATCTTTTACTGGTTCAAGAAGATCCAAATGAAAATCCATGGCCGTATCTTTTGCCGAACCCACCTGTGATTCGATATCAAGTTCCAAAATGTTGGTAACCACATCTATACCACGGATATCATGCGACTGAACTTCGTCCGTAGGTCTGATCAATATCCGTGGCCATACAGCATTGGGACCCCATTCCTCTGAGTCAATTACCCTTATGTTCGATAATGTTGTAGCTTTCTTTGTATATAGTTTGTTTTTTATGGCAGAAACAACATCCGTGGTTGGAGGATTGTCAACCATATCGGTAATTGGTTGATTGCCCATAGCAGGGAGCGACTCCCTGCTTATATAAGTTACCGGGAGAGAAACATTATATAAACCAGATCCATCTATAGGTTTCCCATTATTGTATTGTATTCCTCCAAATTCCATAGAGAGAGCGTGTTTCGCACCATCTGAATCCACGAGAAACTGATTCCCCCTTATAATATCAAGGCAACTCTCTATTATTGTCTTGGCCTGGTCAAACCCTACCCTTCCTCTTGCATCGAAAGTCAGGGCATGGATATCTATAGTCCTTCCAACTACAGCCCTCCGGCTACTTCTGTAAGAAAGAACTTCTTCGCTCACCGGAACGATGGTGATACACGGGAAAATCGGCTGAACAGGTAAGATCCCTCGCTTAACCTGTCTAACACCAACAATGTCTCCACTTGCACGAGATGCGTCAAGCATATCGCGAACAATCACTACAACATTTTTCATTGTTGTGCAGTGGTCTGTTGCACTCATGCTATTTCACCGTTCCAGCTGTCCTGATCTTAAACCAAGATTTTCTCCTGCTATACTTATTTGCTGTACGCTTAGTGCTTGCCGATGCACTACTCATTCCGCCAACAACCCTCCTGCGAAGAGAGGCTGTATGCCTTGCAGCGGCAGACATGTTTATCATCGCTGATGTCATTACGATATCCATTATCAAATTCTTTTGATTATTGGTAAGAAAGAAGAATTCTCTTCCAGGGATCTTGATGACGTTCCCATCACCAGTGTTTATACCTATCACGTCGCCAGTTGGTCTATTATGCATAATCCACTTCTTCATAGTCAAAGCGTCACTTCGTCCAGGTGTGATTACATATGAGTTTTTATGAATTCGTATATTAAGGTTCTTTGTCGCGCTATCGAATAGCTTTCTTGTCCTTATAAGTCTCGGATCAGACGAAGGATAGCCTCCCATCTCACGATCTAAACGAGTAGTTTCAGCAAGTGGATCCCATGGCAATCCAAACGAATCAACTTTCTGATGGAAATTATATGCTATGGACTCCCTTACTATGCTCAATATTTGTTGACCAACCTTGTGCCCAGTTGGTCTTCCAAGTTGCTTTTTGAATTCCGTAAGAGCAGCCCCGATACCATCTGAAACACTTACCTTCATTCCACGTTGAGACGCCATTACCACGAAGGTCCATAAATAAAGTCTACATAAGTCCCTGCGGACGAGTCATCATATGATGTCCTTGCATTATCAGCATACTGGCTAATATCAATTCCATAAGAATCGATCTTATACTCGATCCCTTCCGGAGAGATGTCTCTGGTTGAGAAGGTTCCGAGCCGAAGTCCATCATCGGCATACGGGCGCTGCATTCTTCGCAGTAGATCCATAGCCGCTGTATACATTCTCCTGCCTTCTGCTGCCATCTCCTCGGATACCCCCTCGAAAACCGACATGATAGCTACTGCGGTAGATAGCTTGGCCGAGAGGGCCACTACCAGAGGATCGAATCGATACGTAGCGACATACAGCACGTCGTCTGCCACAGCAGCGCCAGACCAATTAGCGAGAGGGATATCAATCTGGGTGCAAGAAAAATTGGCTTTAGTATTTCCAGATCCCTTATCTCCAGACACTGTCCCATAAACGTTATATCTTGAGGTATCAATGAATGTTATGGTCCACAATTCCGTAACAGCAGAAGTCGTTGGATTGATGTCAGACAAAGCAATATCACCAGAGTTTCTTACGGTTTCCCCTGTGGTTTCATCGGTATACGGATAGAGTTCCTGTGGAGGTCCGTTCCATACTCCATCCGAATTCAGAAAATCAGCTGTGCCATTGGGATAGGTATTTCTAAGAGCTGAAATGATAATGGGGTCTTCTTTTTGGATGAACTGTATAATCCTCGAATTACTCCGCACCTGAGTAGTGATATACTCAGAAAGATTCCGAACATCCAGAGGGGTACACAGGTTCTCCCTGAGAGCCATTCCTTCGCCTTCTTTTCTGTCGTTACTACAGAGCAACCGATTCGGCGTGATGCCGAGTGCGGTTAAATCAGGAAGGATTTTTTGGCACCAGGTATCAAGTACCTGGTAATTGGAGGGTGGCACCTTTCGATGCCACCCCTTTGCTACTCATCCTAACTACCTATCAAGTGGCCAGAGTACCCAGAAGCGGCCAAGGAGCATTCAGATGGTCGCCGCAAGTGATCTTGCAGTTTATGCCCAGTGCCGTGTTGGCATCAATAACCCCAGCGCCAGCCTCTGTAGCGTTGGCGTCGGAGATCATCATGCAATCAACGATCTGGACATCGTCACTGTCGTCGTCGATGCACTCCCCCACAGCGCGAAGCACGCACCCACGGATCATGCTGCCCATGAGGGTGCCATTGGCGATCGTGATGCACTCTGTCGCCGTGATGTGGCAATTCTCGATGAGCAGATCATGAGTAGCCGCAGTTCCCTCGATGCTGATGCCAACAGCAAAGATGTTAGACATCGAACCAGCACCCACGGTAATCAGGCAATCCTGGATGCGAACACCAGCGCAGTTGGTAATCTCAAGAACCTTACCAGTAGACCCGCCTGCCGCCGCTGTAAAGGTACAACCGATGAACGAAATACCATGGCATCCAGCCGGGATAGCAAATATATCATTCGTGGCATGTTCTTGCTGGAACCCGCAATTGAAGAACCGGCATCCAGTTGCACTTCCGGCCGTGGGTCGCGTTGCAGCGATGGTGTGGTATCCGATGATCCGAGGGAAGGGATACAAGTCGGAGCCCACCCCGATTACATCGCACTTCTCGGGAAGGATCGTCAGGTCCTCATCGATCTCCTGATCCCCGCACACGAAGATCCGGTTCCGTCGCGCCCACCACCTGTTGGCGCTAAGAGCGATGCTTGTGTTGCTGGCTGTAATTGCCTCTTCCAGCGTGGCAAAGGCTTCGTCCCATGCCGTGCCATCACCAGAAGCAGAAGCGTTTCCGTCTACAAAATAATCCTGGGCACCGTAAGGATTGGGGAATACGACAACATCTGCCGTAACTCGCGTTGTTTCTATTCCAGCGGGAAAATTGGTCGCCACGTTCGGGCCTCCTTTTATTTGGCCATGCTCAGGACTTGCAATACGGTGTTAAGCGCAGTAACTGCTGACACAACAATCAGCACGCCTTTTCCGATGCCTGTCCATTGATTGATTTTCTGTTCTATCTGCGCCATCCTGGCATCGTTCTTTGCCTCACAGGTCGCCTGCCTTGCGTCAAGCGTATTCAGTTGTTTAGTATATCCCTCTATCCTGCCAAGAAGCTGATGCAGGGAGCCGTGTATGGCAATTAGGAGGCTGTGGTCGCTGCTGCTCTGTTTACCGATCATATCTGCAATGGACTGCAACTCCCCTTCTTCGTTATCCATCATATTGCACCCCAAAGGTGGCCCCCACTCCAGCCAGTGCCGACACGTAAACTCCCAGTGTTGCGTCTATGCCTCCCGGAAACGTCAACTGCACAGTATTGGTGTTTGCCTTAGCTATCGCGGATGCGATCTTAGCAGGAGTTCCGCTCCCATCAGCAGAATTGACAACCGTGATACTTGCATCAGCAGCAGCAGGCGTCACGTAGACACTAAACACCTTATGATGCCCAGCCCTGATTACCCCTGTCCCAATAGGATGCGATACCTGCATGCGAGCCAACCTCCCGTTACAACTGGGGCTCCCTCAAAGGATGATTAGTCCCGGAGAGAGGGGAGAGGGGGCCCCATGGGTTTTTGGTCGAGTATCCCCTCTGCCTTACTCAACCATACAATTACCCAGCGTAGGCGTTGTAGATTACGAACCGGTAATCTTCGCACCCGACACCCAGCATCATGGAACTCCACCACGAACCAATGATGTCACGGCGAGGATCGCCCATGTCATCGTGAACCGTGCGCGGCTGCCAGACCCACTGGAGGATCGTCTGGCGAGCGGGATCACCGTAATACCAAGCGGTTGTCGAGGGGAAGAATGGAGTCGTCACAACCTTGACCGAATTCTGGTAAATATTCCTATCTCTCTCTGCCGAACCGAGATCATACTCCTGAGCCACGAAGAACTGAATCAGGTCGTCGCGCATCAGGTCGTGACCGAACACCACCTTCGGGCGCGCAACGACATACTCACCCTTCTCGTCCTTCATGCCGGAGAGCAGCTTGCGCATCGCCTTGACGGTGCTGATGCTGGGCAACGAGGCGGTATACGAGTTGTCGTTCGCGTAGGTGTCCCACGAGGCGTGGGTGTCGGCATACATAGCCCGGCGAGTGCCGTTGATGACCAGGGCCTGGGAAGTCCCTGCAATATCGACCTCGGACCATGCCGTGTCAGCAAGGCGGTAGGAAACGAACGTGGAAACCAGATTCCCGAGGTACTCACCATTCGCACGAGCGCGCTCGACCAACTTTCCGGTCTGGTCAAACAGGACCATCTCACGGGTCATCGAAACGCCCTTGCCGAACTTGAAGTTCGGGATGGTGATATACTTCTCGCCAATCTGGATCTCGCTGTAAGGGGCACCCTCTTCCGTGAACGACCCACGGTCACCAGAGGTGGTACCAGCGTAGGTCTCGACCGGACGTGTCGACTCGCGCTGGGTCACAAGCTGGAGGATGTCGTCGGTCGCAAGTTCGTACTCGCGCATAAAAGTAGCGTTGATCAGCGAGGTGGTAATGGTAGGGAAGGAACTGGAAACCATGGCCTCGCGCAGTTCCGACACGCTGGACATTCGCACGTCCAGATTCGGGTTCTGCTCAAGCACCAGAGCCTGGAAGCTCTCCTGGATAGAAATATCCTCGGGCTTCACAGTTCCGTCGGCTACCCACTTGCGAACATCCTCAGCCACAGCGCGCTGAGCCGTCCGGATATCAGAATACGTGTTCTTGTGGGCTTCCAGCAGTGCCTTAACCGGACGCCCAACGCGACCCAGTGTGATCATTCCATTCTTCTCCGTATGTTAGGCGCTGACTGCGAACAGCTTAGCCAATGCCGGGACGTTGATGTAGACTCTGATCGATGTCGAGGCAGAAGCATAATCCTTCGCAGCCCAAGCGATGGTATTGGCGCTGCCATCAGCAACAACAGTGTTCTTGGCTGTATACTTCAAAGCATCAAAGGCATTGTAGGTAGCAGACGTGGCTGCGCACTGGAGCATACCAACCAGCGCCAGGACAACCTGCTGGGGAACACGCTTGTCGGCATCATACTGATTCAGCATGAACCCGGCAAATGTCGCATCCTCAGTATCCGCGTCCATCAACACCGCCACTCCACTCTCGAAGCTAACAAAGTCACCGCGCTCCAGGTCAACCGTGGAACCGGGAACGGTCCACACGTCAGCCGGATTCGAGGGCTCCATCAGGACGACAGACTGTGCCATCTCTTTCTACTCCTCTTGTTTGGTTTGGTTATCGACCCAGGGCGTTCTGGAAAATCTTCTTGCGCTCGTCCTCAGCAATCTCTTTCTGGGACTCGCTTGTGGTTGCGTCGGTCGCGCCCATATCACGAACCGTGACAATCTTCAGGCCCTTGCGTTCAGCGACAAGCGCCTCAATGGTGGCCCACTTCTCCTCACCAACATCGATCAGATTCTGCACAAAGGCATCCGTGCGAATCGAAGCATCGGTGATGTTCGCAGCAACATACTCCCGGACCTTCGCAGCGAAGGCGTCGGCCGCAGCCTTCGCCTCGAACTCGGCAACCTTCGCCTCAAGCTCGGAAATCTTCTCGGCATCCTTGGCCTTCTCGGCCGCAGCAGCCTCCTCAGCAGCCTCCTCAGCAGCCTTGCGACCCTCTGCAACCAAGGCCTCGGCCAGGTCGGGATGATCGCGCTTGAGCGTCTCCAGATCCATCTTCTTGTTCTCCTTTTCAGGTTCAACCGCTTGTGCGCTTTCCTTAGTCCTTCCCCAGCGTCCACCGGCCGCAGGGATCATGACCACATCGACAGAATGCAGAGCAACCACCTCTTTCACAATTCGGCCGGTACGGCCTTCCATCTCACCCTCTTCCACTTTGGCGAATCCGTCAATCGAAACACCAAAAAGATGAAGGGCATTATTTTTTACTACATAATCAATTCGCTCCTTCAGAGCATCACCATCAGGATACTGGAAAATGTGAGCCGTACCAACAACAGCCTCAGTATCTACCAACTTCCCGGATTCGATAACAAGATTCCAATCACGAGGATCCCGCTGGTGATCTCCATGATTAAAATATCCGCAAACCTTGTTACTGGCAAGCCTGGCTATATCATCAACAGATTCCTGGGTATAATAATTACCATTCAGAGACCATCCCTTTTTGATAATCTGGACAGGGACGGTATACCCTCCGGCCTCAGAAACCTTGAATTCCTCGGCCATCACAAACCCGACACCGTCTTCCTTTATGCGAAGCCCGGTAGACGTATCTACAGCAACGCTCTCTTTGGTTGTTTTGGTTTTCTCTGGATCGATACAGGCATCAGCCTTGCGCTTAGCCTTGTTTACCGCATTAGCGTGAAGCGGAAGGTTCTCATCATATTCATCGTCAGACTCTTTCCTATACCAGTAGATTTCATCATTGAAGGCCTGGATGTAATCTTCTCGTTTCCCAATTGGAAGAGCTTTTACATTATCCGGAAGTCGAGGATCCTCGGTGCCCATATACATTTCTTTAACGGCAACCTCAACTTCCTCTCGTGTCCAAGAATGAGTTTCTCTGGCCGGGATGAAAGGCCTCCCAGAAGGATCAAAACAAACCTCAGCCATGGTGACGCCAGACTCTTCTATAAATACAGAAGCA